TCATCCTTCCGCCTTCAGCCGATACACCTCCGCCTCCAGCGCCTCGCGCCCCAGCTCCCCCAGCCCGTTCTGCTTCATCTTCTCGCGCACGAACCGCCGCTTGGCCTCGCCCTTGCCGGGCCCGTAGAGCTGCTCGGCCGCCTGCACCAGGGCCTCCAGTACCTTGCGCACCCGCTCATCCTTCATCTGCTTGGCGTACTCGCGCACGAACGCGATGGCCGCCACCAGCAGCGCCGCGCCCAGCCCCGGCACGACCACCTGCACCAGCCACTCCGTGACGATCTCAACCACTTGCCTCGGCCTCCTCTTCCTTCGAGCCCTCGCTCTTGGCCAACTCCGCCGGGAGACACAGCCCGCGCACCTGCGCCGGCAGCTCTCCCAGCCGGTACACCACATACAGCATCAGCGCGCACACCATCAGGTGCGCCAGCCACGCCACGCCGGCGGGCCGCCCGAGCCGCAGCCACAACTGCCAGCCCTGGCCGATACCGTCCACGACCAGCGCCGCCAGCGTCAGCTCGCACACCCCGCCCAGCCCCAGCCGCCGCAACCGCAACCACACACTCAGGCACAGCGCCAGCAGCAGCACCTCGGCCGCCGCCGGCACCAGCACTGTCAGCACCTCCCGGCCCATCTCGCTCACCATCCCATCGGCCGCCAGACACGACAACGCCTCCGCGCTGTGATCAGCCGGAGGCGCCCATGCTCTCGCCGCTTGTGTCTGGCTAGGTCAGAACCGCTTCGTCCTCCCAGTCCTCATCCTCGTCCCAGAAGTCCTCATCCCCCTCCTCCGCCGGTTCCCAGCGAATCCCTTGATCGCCGGGATACGGCTGCCGATGGTCGTGCCGGTTGTAGTAGACGTCGTCAGGCACGCCGTCAGGGAACGTCACGCACTGCCAGTCCCTCTCGACTGGCCGCAGATGCTTGCAGAAGACACACTGTGATGCGAATTTCATGGCGCATCATCCCGCGGTCACGCCGGATAGGGACTCCTCGTCCTCATCCTCATCCCAGAAGTCTCGATCCTCCTCCTCCGCCGGCTCCCAACGCAGGCCCTGATCACCCGGATACGCTGTGCGGTGGTCATGGCGGTTCTCCACGATATCCCGCGGTATCCCATCTGGGAAGGCTGCACACTTCCAGCCGACCTCGTTGGGGTAGAGCAGGTGCTTACAATGGTCACACTGCGAGTCGAACATCATAGGACCCCATCCTCTCTCAACATGGCCTCAAGTGATCGGGCTGCGTCAGGCCACTGCCCCGCCCTCGTGTGCCTCGTCGCCGAGAAGGCTTCGGCGAAGCCCTCTGAGTAGTTGTCCGCACCTCGTCTCCCCAGACCCACCTTGTCCGCCTCGATCCACCACCGACCGTACCTGGGCCCATTCAGCCGATGCCGCAGGCAATGCCCATACTCGTGTGTGATGACATACTCCGGCGAGTTGCAGCTCGCTGGACTGCGGCCCCTACGTTCCAGCAGTGTCAATCTACGGTTCAGCGCCCGCAACCCTCTCTCACTCCCGAAGTACCGCGGCGACAGGTTGAGCCGGTGCTCCCCCTCCACCCACTCGGCAAACTCGTTCCGCCCCATCTTGCGAAACGATAGCCTGAGCCCGTCCTTCGGCACCCCTGTCGGACACTCCTCCATGAGTCGCTTCAGGTGGGAGTATGCCCTCGTGAAGGTCCCGAAGTCCAGGTCCTCCGGCACTTCCTCCACGATGATGTCCGGATGGCCATTATCGGCCAGCCAGTCCTTCAGTAGTCTGTCCCGAGCCTCCCTGATCTCCGCCCGCCGCCTGGCTGCGATCATCACGCATTCCGGGCACGCGGTCGGCATGGGCACGGACACCTCCCAGAGGTCCTCGCCCACCTGCACCACCCTCGTGCCGCACCTGCAGTTGCGATGGAACGGAGGCCTTTTCGGCAGCGGATGTACCGCCTTAGCCAGTCTGTCGTTCGCCCCGAACGACCACGCAAGTATCGGATCGCCACCCCGTCCGATCATCCCCTCCTCCTCTCTTCCTCACTTCGCGAACCACATGCAACAAACAGGGCCGCCACCTCTGCGGGTAGCGGCCCCTGCCGTTGCCTTCAACTCACAACTCGCAACTCTCACCCGTCATCCAGCCGCTCAAACCCCTTATCTATCCCGGTCTTCAGCCGCTTGAGCGTCGCGCCCCCGCACACCGCCCCGATCAGCGCCGTGCCGAAGCTGTGATCCACCGCATGCGCCGCCACCAGCGACACGATCAGCGTCCCAACGAACCCCAGGTGCAGCGCCCCGCGCCGCATCTGCGGCAGCACCAGCGGCTTGCGCTCCAGCACGGTCGTGGCCAGCGCCCCGAGCACCCCGGCCAGCGTGAACCACAGGAAGCTCTTCACTTCCGGGCTCAGCCCACTTATCACTCGCGCCCATTCGTCCATCGCTCAGTCCCCATGTGGATTCACAACGACTTGCGAGATTCGCATCCCCTTCGGCAAAGCCGCTCGGCCGCGATCCGCCGCGCCTGCAGCTCAAGCTCGTGCATCTCCTGCGGCGACCGCAGCGCCGGCCGCTGCTCCATGACGCCGTCCAGCACCACCTCGAGCGCCGCCACATTGCCCGCCAGCGAGAACTCCTCCCGGATGCGCTTCTGCCCGCCCTTGATCGCCTTCGCCCGGGTCCGCTTGTCCCGCAGCAGCTTCAGCGCCCCGGCGGCCATCGCGTCCGTGTCGCCCACGTCCACCGCGATCGCCAGGCCGCGCAGCACCTCCGCACACCCGCCCGCGAACGTGCTCACGATCGGCACACCCGCCGCCATCGCCTCCAGGAGCACCATCCCCAGGCCCTCCCAATCGCTCGGGTGCACCATCACGTCCGCGGCCGCGTACGCGAGCACGACCTCGTCATGGGGCAGCATGTAGTGCCAGGCGTCCACGCCCCACCGCAGCCCGATCTGCTGGCCCAGGCGCACGAAGTACTCGCTCGCCAGGCACGTCCCGACCATGAGCAGTTGCAGGTCCGGCTGCTGCTCGCGGGCCTTCACGAAGGCCTTCATGGCGTCCTCAGGCCGCTTCTCGGCGCTGAACCGCCCGCAGTACAGCATCACCGGCGCGTCCGGCTGCAGCCCAAACCGCCGCCGCGCCTCCGCCCGCCGCTCGCTCGCCTGCCCGTACCGCTCATACTTGATCGCGTTGCGGATGACCGTCGCCGGCGCATGGTCCGGCCGGTGGACCTCGATCTGCCGCAGCGTCGTCTCGCTGACCGCCACAATGGCCTGGCTGGGCATCGCCCACGAGTTCCAGCACCCGTAGCCGTGCCAGTACTCGACGATCGGGATCCCGTGCATGTGGGTGACCCAGAACGGCCCCCACGCGCACGAGATGATGAAGGCGTCATACTCCCGCTCCATCAGGAACCGCTGGAAGCCCGCGCACTGCTCGATCGGCGTGAAAGGCCCGGTCCGCTCCTGCGGGGTAAACGCCTCGAAGCCCTCGTTGAGCACGATCAGCTCATCGAACGCCTCGGCGAGGGGCACGAACGTGTCCAGCGCCTGCCACACGTAGGCATCCACAATGTACTTCTCCCGGCTCAGCCCCTCGGCGATGTCCCGGTTCACGGTCTCGACGCCCCCGCCGCACAGGTAGCTCCAGAAGATGCCCACACGCTTCCCCCGCCCGCCCCGCTGCCCTCTGATGACGCATGCCGTCGTCGCGTGGGCGCGCGTGTCCTCACGCGCGCGATTCGTCCGACACACCCGCGCCTCCCTCACCACACCCTTGTCCGTCCGGTGCACCAGCGTTTTCATCGCAACCCCCCTGTCCGCGTCCACGAATACTCCAGGTCCGCCGTGCCGCCCGTCCAGCCTCCTCCCACCTCATCCGTCCGCAGGGCCATCACCCGGAACCGCGTCCCGTCCGTGCAGCTCGTGTCCAACAGGAAGATCACCCCCGGCGCCTCCGCGAATCGCGGTGGCTCTGCCCACCGGAACTCCTCCTCATGGTCCACCTCGATCGGCGCCATCGCCCCTTCATCCAGCCCGTAGAAACCCTCCAGCACTCCGCTTCCGGACGTCTCGCCGATCTCCAGCCTAAAGCAGTTGCGGTCCACGCCGGGCGCGTTGTTGTCCACGCCCGTGACCTCGCCCGCCTCATCCAGCGTCATGGACCCCAGATACACCGCGCCGTCGGGCTTCTCTGGCGACAGTTGCGCCATGAACGCCACCGCGCCGTCAGGCGCCGAGACGCTCGTGGTGTGTGCGAACACGAAGTTGACCGCATCGGCGATCAGCCCGGTCGCATCCTGGTCCGCGCTCGTCTCACACCAGCACCCGGCCACCAACCCTTCGCCGGCCGCCACTTGCCCCTCCAGCGTCAGTTCCCATCCGGCGTGCGCGCCGTCGGCCAGCAGCTTCCGGATCACCTTGCCGACCACGCGGTCCACGGTCGCGGCCAGCCGGTTATGGTGGTCCGGCTCGATGATCTCATCGGTCACCACTCCGACCGCCAGCCCATAGTTCTCGCTTATCCCTGCCATCTAGCCACTCTCCATCATCCGCGTGGGCGCCCGACCCCAAGGGTCGTCCGTGTCCTCACGCGCGCCGTTGCCGTTGTCGTTCCCCTCTCCGGAGCGAAGCGAGGGAGAGGGGTAGGGGTGAGGACGCCGTTCGCCGTTCACTCGCCACTAACCACTCACCACTCTGCCGTACCGTCCCCGCCCATACAGCCCCCTCCGCAGCACGCCGCCCTCCGCCGTCATCCGCATCAGGAACCGATTGCCGCCGCCCATCGCCGCCGCACCGCTGCGCCCCGCGGCCGTCGTCGTCGCCCCCCTCAACGCCGGCCGCACCTGCCGATCCACTACCCGCCGCACAATCTGCACAATGTCCATCCTACCCGCTCCCGTCGCGTGGGCGCGCGTGTCCTCACGCGCGCTACCGTTTACTCGCCCACTCGCCCACTCAACCACTCACTCACTCCCCAGCCACCGCCCCTCCACCGTCGTCACCGCCACCTCCCGCGGCCGCCGCCGCACCCGGTGCCTTACTGCCTCCACGCGATACAGCTCCCCATCCACGCCCACCGCCTCGCCGCCGTGGATCCGCATCACCTGCCCGACCCGCACCTCGGGCAAGAGCGGCGTCACCACCAGCGCATGTTCGGGCCGCCCGCTCAGCTCCTCCAGCCGCTCCATCGCGAGCTGGTTCACCGCCTCGCGGGTCGTCGCCCCGGCTACGGTCGTCACATCCATCTTTCGCCAGCCCACATAGCGCGCCGACTGCGGGTCATGCAGCGACGCCGCATCGAAACACGTGGACCGCATCGGCCGCCCCTTGTCATCCACCCCGCACACGACGACGTAGTTCGCGTACTCCTCGTGCGCCAGGCTCCGCCGCGTCCGCCGCACGCCCAGCACCTCCCCCTCGGCCCCCGGTGTCGGCGCCTCTGTCGCCCGCTGTAGATTCGCCAATTCTTTGCGAAATTCTCATTTTATTCAGTAAGCCGTGCCGCTTTAATTGAGAAAAAGAACAGGACCGCAGCCTCGTCAGTCCAGTCGCCCATCACCCAATATCTGTCGCTCCACCTGCTTCCACGGCAGCGCGCTCGGATCAAGCCCCAAGTCCACCAACAGATTCCCCAATACCTCCCTCGGGTGCGCTTCCAGCTCCTCCAGCGTCAGCCACCGCGCTCCCGGACAGCCCTGCGACGTCCGCACTCGCCGGATGATCTCATTGCGCGCCTGATCCTCGTCGGCGGCGAACCCCACGCGCAGCCAGCTCCGCATTGTCGCCTCCAACTCGCGCTCGATGTAGACGATCTCGCAGCCTGGACACAGCTCCCGCAGCAGTGGCCACAGCATCGTGTACGCCGGCGACTTATCCCCGATGTACAGCTTCCCTGGCGCCAGGAGCACCCGAAGTCCCTCGAGCGCCGCCCGCGCGATCTCCTGCGGCCGCCAGCGCTGTGCCCAGTACTCGTCATAGCCCCACAGGTGCATCGTCTGCTCATAGACTGCTTCCCCGCAGTGCCAGATGATCGGCGCCGGCGGACCCTCGCACAGCGACATCAGCTTCGGCGCCACGTTGGCCTCATGGGTGCACAGCGCGACGTCCGGATGCTGAGCCAGACACCACGCCAGTAGCTTCGTGCCCGTCCGCCCCGCGCCGCTCACGAACAGCCATCGCGTCATGGCGTCACCTTCCGCAGGATGGCGTAGCGCCGTCGCCCGCCCCAGATCGCCGGTGTGATCCGCGTGAGCGCCAGGCCATGCCGCCGCTCGATGTCGGCCCAAATGTCCGCCGGCAGCGGGCAGATCGGCCAGTCGGCCGCTTGCCCTGGTTGCGGACCGTCCCCAGGCCAGAAGTCCATGCTCAACAGTCCGCCCGCGCACAACCAGCGCCGCGCATGATCCAGGATGATGTCGAGCTCAGACACCCCCTGATGGATAAAAAAGCTGGTGCCGAAGATGATGTCGAAGCCATTGTCCCAGGCGGCTTCCGCCTGCCAAACCGTGTGCGAAAAGACGACATCCTCCCACTCCCGATAGCGTCCGCGCGCCACCTGCACGGCCACGCGGCTATGGTCCAGCCCCCAGTATCGTCCGCCCGCCGCCGCGACGTGGGCGGCGCAGCGCCCCACTCCGCACCCCAACTCCAACACCTGCGCGTCTTTGACCATGGCGCGAGGCACCAGCAGCTCCGTCTCCCAGAACAGCTCGTCGGACTGCTCCTCGGCATCACACCACAACTGCGCCCCCCGCGCGTTCCACAGGTCCACTGTCGCTCTGTCCCAGGCGGCCAACTGCCCCTCCGTCACGTCCTGCCCAAAGATGTCGATCATCGCTTCTTTGCCTTCTTCCCGACCTGCGCGGCCGCGATCCGCCGCGCCTGCAGCTCGAGCTCGTGCATCTCCTGGGGTGACCGCAGCGCCGGCCGCTGCTCCATGACGCCGTCCAGCACCACCTCGAGCGCCGCCACATTGCCCGCCAGCGAGAACTCCTCCCGGATCCGCTTCTGCCCGCCCTTGATGGCCTTCGCCCGGGCCCGCTTGTCGCGCAGCAGCTTCAGCGCGCCGGCGGCCATCGCGTCCGTGTCGCCCACGTCCACCGCGATCGCCAGGCCGCGCAGCACCTCCGCGCACCCGCCCGCGAACGTGCTCACGATCGGCACGCCCGCCGCCATGGCCTCCAGGAGCACCATCCCCAATCCCTCCCAGTCGCTCGGGTGCACCATCACATCTGCGGCCGCGTACGCCAGCACCACCTCATCATGGGGCAGCATGTAGTGCCACGCATCCACGCCCCAGCGCAGCCCGATCTCCTGCCCCAGCCGCACGAAGTACCCGCTCGCCAGGCACGTCCCGACCATCAGGAGCTGCAGGTCCGGCTGCTGCTCGCGGGCCTTCACGAAGGCCTTCATGGCGTCCTCAGGCCGCTTCTCGGCGCTGAACCGCCCGCAGTACAGCATCACCGGCGCGTCCGGATGCAACCTGAACCGCCGTCGCGCCTCCGCCCGCCGCTCGCTCGCCTGGCCGTACCGCTCGTACTTGATCGCGTTGCGGATCACCGTCGCCGGCGCGTGCTCTGGCCGGTGGACCTCGATCTGCCGCAACGTCGTCTCGCTGACCGCCACAATGGCCTGGCTGGGCATCGCCCACGAGTTCCAGCACCCGTAGCCGTGCCAGTACTCGACGATCGGGATCCCGTGCATGTGGGTGACCCAGAACGGTCCCCACGCGCACGAGATGATGAAGGCGTCATACTCCCGCTCCATCAGGAAGCGCTGGAAGCCCGCGCACTGCTCGATCGCCGTGAACGGCCCGGTCCGCTCCTGCGGGGTGAAGGCCTCGAACTCCTCGTTGAGCACGATCAGCTCATCGAACGCCTGTGCCAGCGGCAGGAACGTGTCGAGCGCCTGCCACACATAGGCGTCCACGATGTACTTCTCCCGGCTCAACCCCTCGGCGATGTCCCGGTTCACGGTCTCCACGCCGCCCCCGCACAGGTAGCTCCAGAAGATGCCCACACGCTTCCCCTGGCCGCCCCGCGCGCCCGGGATGACCAATGGGCCCACGGTGCCTTCCGGCGCCGCAGTGGGCTTCCTGGCGAAATTGATGACCCTGGGCTGGCTGACGACGCCCTTGCTCGTCCGGTGCACTACGGTCCTGTTCACTTCAAGCCCCCTGTCCGCGTCCAGCTATAATCCAGGTCCGCGTAGGCGTACCCCGTCCAGCCGCCGCCGACCTCATCGGTCCGCAGCGCCATCACCCGAAACTGGCTGCCGCCCGTGTAGCTGCAGTCCAGCAGATACGCCACACCGGGCGCCTCGGCGAACCGGGGCGCCTCCGCCCAGTGGAAGTCCCCGTCCACCAGGTGCTCGACCTCGATCGGCACCATCGCGCCCTCCGGCAGCCCATAGAACCCCTCCAGCGTGCCCGACCCCTCGATGGTCTCGGTGTTGTCCGCCCGGTCCCAGTGCAGCGTCTCGTGCGCCATCATGACACCCTTGTCCGCGTGATCGTGAAGGCCCGGTCGGGCCAGCCCGGCCCCTGCTGCTCGCGCCCCGCCTCGGCGATCTCCACCCGGTGGATGGCCGCGCCGGTCGCCGTCTGCACCGCGGCGAAGAGCTGCTCGGCCCCGTTGGCCTCGGCCGTCACCAGGTCATTGACCCCGACCGCGTCCTCCAGCCCCAGCGACTGCACCCACCCGCCGTTGCCCTGGCGCCACAGGTACTGCCCGCCGGTGCCGATGCCTCCCGCCCACAGCCACCCGTCCATGACCGCCAGCCCCCGCAGCTCGTCCCACCCGAAGTTCTGGTCCAGCGCCCACGCCGTCAGCTTGCGGTACAGCTTGCCACTGTCCCCGCTCCCCGCGTAGATGACCGTCCCATGCGCCGCGAGCCGCCGGATGACCGCCTCGCCCGTCGCGTGCTGCAGCGCCCAGGCCGTGCCCGAGAGCAGCAGCACGTCGCCGCCGTCCGTCCCGGCCATCAGCCCCTGCCCGATCGCCGCCAGGGCCGTGATGTTGTCCTCGTGGACCGCGCTCCCCCGCAGCGACCGCTCCGCATACCGATACAGCTTGCTCCCCCCCGCCGCCAGCGTCGCCGCGATCGCCAGGTCGTCTCCGGCCACCGCCAGCGCCGTGATCGCCGTCACGACGTCCGGGCGCGGGATCAACAGCCCCGCATCCAGCTCCCCGGTGTCGGTGTCAATCGCCTCGATCATCTCTCCCCACGCCACGTAGCACGTGCCCCCGAGCACCGCCATGTCCACCGGCTCGCTCGTGAGCCAGTCCAGGTCCCGCAGCAGCCCCAGCGCCCCGGTCGCCAGGTTCAGCCGCCACACCTGCGCCGGCTCGGTGGCCAGGGCGTAGAGTATCCCGTCCGCCACCCCCAGCCGGATCACGTTCGCCGCCGAGATGGCCCAGCGCGCCGCCGTCTGCCGGGGCGTCTTGCACATCATCCACTCAATGGTCCGCCCCTGGGGCGTCACGCTGTGCGGCCGCCCTGGCCGCTCGACGATCCGCATGTCCCCCCAGGTGTGGCTGCCGCCCGGCACGGCGTACCCCACCTGCAGGTTGTACAGCTCGCTGATGTCGTAGGAGGAAAGATCGCGCGGGTAGAGCACCTCGCAGCTCTCCATGAAGATGTCGCCGAAGTCGCTGCTATCGGCGTTGATCGGCACGTTGTCGGCGTCGGTCCCGAGCTGCCCCGTCCAGCACACCCGCACCTGGTCCGCCTTGGTGTTCACCAGGTTCACGGTGATCGTGTCGTTGCCTTCCTGCAGCGCCACGTCCCACGCCCGCACCATGATCTCGTGCTCACCGTTGGCCCAGGTCCCGCTGGCCCAGGTAAACGTCTGCTCCACCCCATTGGCCGGCGCGTCGATGGTCTGCTGCAGCATCCCGTCCACGTACAGCCCCATCTTCCAGATCCCGACCTCGTCGGTCGCCGTCGCCGTGATTTCCACCGCCCCCGCCACGCTCGCCGCGTCCGCCGGCGCCGTGATGACCACCACCGGCGGGTCGCCGGCCGCGGGTCCGCCCGCGTCGTACACCACCTGGTGGCTGTCGCTGTCCGTCTCGGCCCCGCTGGTCAGCCGCGCCAGCAGCGTGTACTCGGCCTCCGCCAGCCCCTCGGGCATCGTCAGCGCCTCGGCATAGGTCCCGCCGCCCGCCACGATCGTCCGCGCCGCGCTCAGCAGCGTGTAGCTGTTCCCGCCGCCGATCAGCGTGATCTCCAGCGTCCCCGAGCCCGCCGCGAAGGCCCCGTAGTTGATCAGTGCCGTGAACTCCGGCCCCACCGTCGCCCCCTCCGCTGGCAGGTCCACCGTCACCGTCGGCGTCGTCGGCGTCCCGCCGCCCCCTCCGCCGCTGCCCCCGCCGCCCCCGACGACCTCATCAATGATGATCCCCATCACCGCCGCCTCGGCCAGCACCACCCAGGTCCCGCTCACGTACTTGCCCTGCTGGGCCACCAGCGCCACGGCGACCTGCGCGCCCGACCATTGCATCGGCAGGCTCCAAAACTCCGCCGCCCCGCCCTCCGCCACCGGCAGCCACTGGTAGGCATAGTCCACCAGCCTGACGAAGTGCTTCACCGCCCCGGTCAGGTGCCCGCTGACGTTCACCTCGGGCCACGGCAGATGCACCCCCGTCTGCGGGCTGTCGATCGCGATCCCGTACGCCTCGTCAAAGACCAGGTCCAGCTCCGCCGGGTCCTCCGCCCCCATCGGCCACGTCGCCCCGTCGATGAAGGTGACGTTCTCCAGCCCCGCCTGCAGCGTGAACTCCTCCAGGTCGGCCATCTGCGCCGTATCCAGCGTCAGCGCCTTGGTCCCCGTCAGCGTCGGCAGCGTCAGCGACTTCGCCTTATCCCCGAGCAGATCCGCGCTCGGCGGCTTCATCTCAAAGTGCAGCACGCACGGCGTCGGCGCCCACCACTCATCGACCTCGACCCCCACCGTCACCTGCGTCGTCTCGATGTGGGTGTCCGGCGCCGGGCTGGTGAAGCTCACCGCCGGCACGAACATCGTGAAGCCCGCCGTATCGGTCGCCACCACGCTGCTGTCGCTCGCCTTCTGCAGCTCGAGCGTCAGCGCCTTGGCCCCCGCCGTCCCCAGGTTCCCCAGCCACGTCCCATCCTGCCCCCAGGGCACCTTGCAGGCCAGGGAGGCGTCGATGGTCCCCTCCCCGCCCTGCAGCCCGTACTCGGTGTGCCACACGTACCCCTCGCACTTGAGCACGGCATAGTAGCCGCCGGTGATGCTGGGCGCTTCGAACTGGATGTCCAGGCTGGCCGGGCCGTCGCCCGAGACCCCCGTGTCCATGTTCTTATAGCCGCCGCCGTCGTCGCCGTACTTCGAGTAGCGGTGCTTCGTCGCGTCATCCCACAACAGCGCCTCGGCCGCATCCGCCCCGATCCGGATCCACGCCGCCTCCGCCGCCAGCGTCGGCGCGGGGATCGTGCCGAAGTCAACGCCCCAAGGATTTGCGGGAAGATCACCGCCGGGATTAACGGCATTGTACGTGACGCTGCCCGGCCCCCCACTTTTGGACGAGTGCAAGCACCAGTAGCCGCCCCCGTAGTACAGCCACCGCTCATTCGGACCGCCCTCATCAAGCACGTAGGCTGGATGAATTCCATCCGGAGAAAGCCCGCTCTCCTCGTACCAGCCCTTGAAGGTGAGGTCACCCGGGTCGGTGCCGACGCCGTCGAGTTGTCCGACATAGAACCTGGCCATGAGCTTTCCTTTTACCTTGACCGGCTTACCCTTGTGAACGGTCGGCGCCGGGTCCAGCGCGCGCAGACCTGTGCTCAGATCAAATGGGGCAACCTGCTCGACCCGTCTCTCCTCCGGGGGCGCCGGCGGCGGCACTCTCTGCCACACCGCCCCCCCGATCAGCACCACCGCCGCCAGCACCACCCACGGCCAGATCGCTCCCCCCCCGCCGTTCCCTGCCGTCCCGCCGTCCTGCCGTCCCGCCGTCTCATCGTTCGCATCCGCGACGTCCTTGCCATCGTCGCCCATCGTGCTCATCCTCTCTCCACAAAATCGAAGAGCCGCCTAACGTCCACGCCCGGCAAGGGAACGAGGTCGCTGTATGGCGGCTCTCCGAAAGCGCAAAGACCTCGTTTGGGACAGGTCACTGTCCACCATGCCTTGCCGGGCACTCCGAGTTTGCGCTTTCACGAGAGCGATGTCAAGCTGCCGCCGTTGCCGTCTGCCGCCGCCGTCCGCGTCCCGGAGGGACGCTTCTCCCAGTCGGGGGTTTCAACCCCCGACTGCCTGCCCCGCCCGCCGTTGCCGTCTGCCGTCCCCTGACCTCTGACCTCCGCCCTCTGACCTCTGCCGTTACTCCTCATACCGCCCCGTCGCCAGCACCGTCCCCTCCGGCCAGGCCACCGCCGCCGGCTTGAGCAGCGCCACTTCCACCTGGTAGCCCGGCGTCTCCAGCACACATCCGGCCGCGCCGATGGGCAGCACCTGGTAGTCCCGCCAGTCCCGGCTCTCAGTGGTCTCCGGGTCCACGCGCACCAGCGCCCGCATCTGCGCGACATCCGCCGCCGGCGCCTTCACCACGAGCCGCACTTCGTGAGCCTTCTCGGTGGGCGTGTCCGCCGCCAACTCCGGCTCATACAGCCACCGCACTTCCGCCCCGGCCGGCTCGAGGTACTCGTCACTCGGCGTCATCCGCCCGGCCACGATGCACCCATCCCACAGGCCCAGCCACGGCGCGCTGCCGCTCCCATCGGTGTAGATGACCGTGCCCTCGCCGTCGGTCAGCACCCACTGCGTGCCGTCCCAGATGATGTGGTGCTCGCCGTCCACCTGGTCCCAGCTCATCCGCCCGTTGACGGTCCCGTCAGCCTCATACTCGCCGTCGCAGCTCGGATCATCGGACCCCCACACCACGAGCCCCTGGGTGGTGCCGTCGAGCACGGTGGTGAAGCCCCCGCCCTCGGTGCCGTACGGCGCGAGGATCCAGTTGGTGCCATCCCAGATGATCCACCAGGTGCCGTCCTCGTTGACATAGGCGGTCTCACCGTTGTGGGTGCCGTCGGGGTGATACCAGCCGTTGGCGCCAGGGTCGGGCGCATTCTCGACCTGCAGCCCCACGACCCCATCCACCTCCCGCGCATACACCCACACCCCGCCTGGCCCGACCGTGACCTGCAGCAGCACATAGTTCGGGTCAGGGTAGCCTCCCCCGATGATTCCGCGATCGTGTCCGACCAACCACAGTCGCCCCGCGGTCTCGTGCCCCGCAAGGGGCACATAGGGCGCGTCGCGTCGGGTAGCGAATAGGCCATCGCGCAGACAGGCCCAGTTGCCCTCCTGCCCGGGTGAAGATCCCTCCTGGCCGAATAGGTGGAATGCCCTGGCCGTCGCCACCGCTCGCACCGGCGCTGCCTCCAGTGCCCCGAGCGACGTCATGGCATGACCGTCCCAGCGCCCGAAAACTCCCGCCGCCCCATACCAGGCATCACGCCACCAGGCCGCGATCGTCCTTTGCGGCAACAACGAGGGCGCCCCGCTCGATTGTAGGAAGCTATTGACGAAGCTGGCCTCGTACATCTCTCGCAGCTTCACCGGCACGCTGTCCCAGGGCACGGCCACCAAAGCACTGCCCCGACGCGCGTACACCAAAGAGAGCTGGTAGAGATTGCGCACCACATAAGGCTCGATCTCGATGGCCTGGAGGGTCAGCTCGCCGGCGCTGCTCGCCTCGCCTATGGCGATGACGCCCCACACCCCGTCTGCGTATTGCCAGACCTGCAGCCCGGCCTCCCCCGCCGCCAACGCCCAGCCCGCCGGATGCAGGGCAAGCACGCCGTCCACCGTCTCCGGCCCGGCGATCTCATCCACCGTGCCGCTGATCAGTGCCAGGTCGCAGCCGTTGAGCCGGCACACTTGCGTCCGGGCGCTCGTGGCCAGGCGCAGCAGTGGCGTCGCCCCGCTTGCGCGCGCGACCCACACCGTCCCGTCGCTCATCTCGGCGACGTCGGTCAGCTCCTCAGTTATGCTGCTCAGCTCAACTGCCATCGCTCTCCGCCGTTTGCCGTTCGCCGTTCCCCCCTCCCCTAAGAGACCCGCAGGGTCTCAGGAGGGGTGCCCCAGACCGTCGGGGTGGGCTACTCGTCGCTGCCCGCCCCCACGAAGTCCTTCCCGTCCGCCCCATCCCCGCGCCCGTAATGATTCTCGACGACCGTTGCCGTATTCCGCTGGGCTGTCGGCAGGTCCGGCAGGTAGTGTGCCCCGGTCATCATCAGGATCGCCTGGTTGGCGACGTCATCAGGCAGCACCATCTGCACGACGGCGGCGCCGCTGCTCCCGCTGCCGGCGGCCTCGAGCGCGTCGAGCCGCACCGCCAGGGCATCGGTGATCGTCTGCACCCACTGCGGTATCGTCGTCGCATCGGTCGGCGAGAGCGCCAGCAGCCACCAGTAGACGGCCCCGAACTCCCCGCCGCCTCCGCCGCCGCCGCCCATGTACGCTTCCAGCAGCACCAGCCGGCTGTCCACGCTCGCCGGCGGCACGGTCGCCAGGTAGTTGGCCCCCAGCGCCGCGGTCAGGAACGCCTCGAGGCTCTGGTCCCCGCCGAAGACCCGCACGAGCGCCGCCCACGGGATCCGCCCGGCGATCGCCGGCGCCGCCCGCACCGAGTTATCCACCGCCGTCACGACCCCGCCCGCCACCGTGACTTTGCACACGAGCAGGGCATCGGGCGCCGGAGTCGCGCTGCCATCAATGTAGTACCCGCAGCCTTGGTCCTCCCGGGCCGTGGCTCCGACCTGCACGTGCACATAGTTGATCCCCTCGGCAAAGCCCGCGGCCGCGAGGGTCTCCTCGGCGCTGTAGACGGGCACAGCGCCCAAGTCATCTTCGATCACAGCGCCTGGGACCGTAACCTCGCCTTCGACCCAGCCCATCTCGGAGATGACCAGGTCCGCCCCGACGATGCTCCCGACACCGCCCCGGTAGATCCCGACGCCCAGGGCCCCGAGCATCGCCCCCATGATCCGCCCGATGGCCTCGGTCTTCACCCCTTCATCATGTGGGGTGCCGGTTTCCCCCTCGGCGGGGTAGCCCAGGCCGAAGATCGGCTCACTGCCGGTGTAATGGGTATACTCACTCATCGCTGAACACATCCCCGCTACTGGTGTCGTCGCTAAACACCGACACGCCCCACATCCACTTTAATCTGCCCTGACCATCCTGGATGCTCTCCCCACTAACTGCCCCCGCCGCCACGCCGTTCTCCCCTCTCCCCGTGGGAGATGGGCCGGGGGTGAGGGTCTGCCCGACCTCCCGCACCGCCGCGTCCACGATCTCCTGCTTCCGGTCGCGCCTCATCGCCGTCCACCTTTGCCGTGCCCCTGGCCTCTGACCTCTGACCTCTGAACCCTGCCGTTACACCGCCACCACATCCACATCCATCTCCCACAGCCCGCCCACGTCCCACTGTTCCCGAACGCTCATCACGTAGAAATCGCTGCCGTCCACGGTCACCCGCCACGTCGGGATCACCCGCTGCCCGATCAGGCTGTAGCTCCCCACGTCGCGCAGCCGTCGTAGCCACTCGAACCGGTACCGGCACCGCAGGTTCACCAGCCGCTGCTCCCCGAGGCTCTCATCCGCCTCGCGCTCGGTCACATCCCAGCCCCGGAAGCGGCTCGACCCCACCCCCGTCAAAGCTGTAAAGTCGCAGGCCCGGCTCGAGAGAGGTCGCCCGGTTGAGCGCTCTCGGCCGCCAACGATCACGCTCGTTTTGCCCTCATTCAGCCGGGGCCTGCGACTCAGGTTGCGGCGGATCTCATCCTCCGCCGCCGGGCTATCCGTCACCCGAAAGATGCGCGTCACCGCCGTGGACAGGGCCACATACTGAAACAGCCCCTCGTCATCCCACAGCATGAAGGTGTTGTAGTCAAAGCTCATCAAGTAGCGCAGCCACCGCCACACCGACAGCTCGGGCCGGGGCTTGCACGCCGCCCCGCTCTCCCGGTCCACCATGCCTCCGACGTCGCTGCCCGCCTCGCCCAGGGCCTGCTCGCCCGCCCATGAGCTGTCCGGCAGCCGCGCCCCGCTGTCGTGGATCGCCCCGATCTCCGCCGCCCGCACGTGCCCCCATGTCAGCGTTTCGGCGATCGCCGCCGCCACCGTCATCCCGTCCTGTGGCGCCCGCTCGCCGCACTCGATCTCATCCAGGATGTCCATGCGGTCAATGGTCACGACCTGGGCCCAGGCGTTGGCGATGCTCTCTTCGGTCTTCTCGTCTATCCGGCACACGCTGACCAACTTCTGCGCCGGCCCGTCGCCCACCCACGACGATCCCGACCCCGCGTCCTCGCTCCCCGGCCGACCGAGAGCGATACTGAGCAGCTTGTTGGCCCGGAGGTTGTCAAAGAACCCGTCGCTGTTGTCGAGCCGGATCGTGTACTGCTGCTTGACCACGTGCTTATTAAGGTCTAGCTCCCACCCACCGTCCCCGCTCATAAACCGCTCGGTGAGGTCCAGGAAGCTCTGTGGCCCCGCCGTCGTGACCGGCGCGACCCGAAGGCCCGCGCACCGCACCACCGGCGTCTCCGTGCCGTCTTCGCTGTACAGCGCCACTCCCACGCGCAGCGACCGCGGCCAGGGGCCGCTCGGCCCTACCTCGAGCTCACTGCCGTCGGCGTTGGCCAGGTACGCCCGGGCGTAGGTCCCCGCCGGCTTACTCCCGGTCACGACCGATACCGGCGCCGCGGCCGGCGCCCGGTCCAGTGTCGCCGCCGCCCGCCCGAGCAGCAGGTTCCACTCCCCCCGCGCGAAGACCACGCCGTGCAGCCCGAAGTAGCATGCTCCCCCGTTGCCGCGCAGCTCAATTGGCGCCGCCGCCACCGTGATCGGGCGCTTCTCGGCATACACCCACGGCTCCCCCATGGCCCCAGCGCGCATCACGATCTGCCCATCAATGCACATGACCGTGATGAAGGTCTCGCGCTCGCCGTAGTTGTCGCCGTACAGCTCCTGGGCCTGCCAATCCTTGGTCGCCACGAGCTGCCACTGCCCGCCGACGCGCTTGTGCAGCTCCGGCGCGCGCCACTTCACCAGCCGCAGGTGCCAGATCCCCCCAAACGTGAAGCCCGTATGAATGTACGGCGCCGCCGCCGCCCCGATCTCCTCCGCGCTCGGCGTCCACTCCCGGTACAGGCTCACACAGAACTTCGGGTTGGCCGGGAGACTGCCATGGCTCGGGAAAGCGAACTCATCGGGCGTGGCGGCATACTGCTGCAGGTACGTGACCCCGGATGTCCCGCCCGGGCGGATGATCCGCCACGAGCCGGTGCTCGCCGGCGCACTGGACCGCATCGGGTACAGCGTCTCCCACGCCGGCGCGAGCGTCTGGTAGGTGATCGGCCCGAACCAGAAGTCTTCGTCAATGTCGCGTGGCTCGATCTGCCACGCCAACGTCGCAGCCTTGAGCGCCGCATCCCACACGACCCCGCCGAAGCCCCCGACCAGCTGCGCCTCGGTCGCCCGGTGCACGTCATATTCGCTGAAGCGCTCGAGCTCATCATCCCACGCAAAGCCCCCGCCCACAAAGCGCCCACGGTCAACGGGATGTGAGAACCCGCCGTCCGCCATGTACACCTTGCACTCTGCGAGCGCTACTGCCATGTCACGCCCCGATCGCTGCTCGTCGCCTCGACATCCTCCGCGTCCGCCGTGTCGTACCGCAGCACGAGCGCCCCGGTCTCTTTCCGTGCCGGCGCCGCCTCGGTCACACCGTCGGCCACGAGCACGCCGCTGCACCGCGCGAAGCTCCCGTTGCGCACCCGCCCCACGCACCAGGCCGCGGTGCTCTGCGGCCCGTCGCCGGTCACCAGCGCGATCCCGCCGCCGGCCGTCGGCTTGAGGAACAGGTACACGGTCCCCGACGTCGGGACGTCCACGGTCAGGGCCGCTGCGGCCGTCAGCGTCTGGTAGCCGATCACGGCGCTCCCAGGGGCCGCCGTGGCCTGTCCGGAGCCGTAGTTGACAGATAGCCCGTCTCGGGGCCCCGCGGCGCCGTCGTGCAGTTGTGTGCGCACCACGAGCATCTCGTTCTCGATGCGCGGGAGCACCTGGTCGCCGCTTACGGGGTCGAGCAACATCCGTTTCCTCCGTCGTCCGCCCTGCCACACTGAGGTGAAGATCGGCCGTCCGCTCAGGTTCGGGCTGCCCACTTCGGCGTGCGCCACCCGGATGATCGCCCCGGCGGGGATCGTCAGCAGGTAGTGCGCCGTGTACACATCCACATGGATCGGCCCGGTGCCGTCGTAGCCGTCGGGGTACTCGAGCGTCGGCTGCTGGCTCTCATCCCCCAGCGTCGTGACCGGGTCGGGCACGCTGCTGGTGATCCGCTCGTTCTGGATGTACCACATGCTGCCGAATGGCCCGAGATCCACGACGCTGATCGGCAGGTCCATCCGGATCGCGAGCAGGACGGTGGTGTCGTCGCTGGCCCGCACGTCGATGTCCACATACCAGTGGTGGATCCCGGTGCCGAGCTCTTCGTTGATCGAGTAGCAGATGACGATGCCGCGCCCGGGCGTGTCGCTGACGATCCCGCGCGGGTGACTGGCCGAGTACGTCGTCGGCATCCGCCAGTCGCTCCAGCCGCTCCCCACGGGCACCTCAGGCATGGTTAACTTTCTGGGTTAAGAATCTGGCGAAAATCCCTGGCTAGCTTTTGCGTTAAGTTCTGCGTTGCGCATCGCGCAACTATTGGCCCGCGCCGTCGCCGTTGGCCGTCCGGAGGGGCCGGCTATTAGCCGGCCCGCCGTTACCGGGACCGCGCACGTCTCGCCCGCGCCTTCGCCTTCGCCGTGGCCGCCGCCGCCGTCTCCGCCTGCCGCTGCTGCGCCCGCATGTTTTCGGCCTGCCCCAGATAAATCTTCCTGCGCAGCCGCTGCTCCCCGGCCTGGATGCCGTGCCGATAGCCCGAGCCGTGCGCTTCGCCGGCGGTGTTGCCCAGGCACCGCGGGCAGGGCATCGCCCGCAGGGTGGCGTAGGGGACGTCCGGCGTCGGGGCTTCGACGACGACCTCCCCGCACATCGGCCACTCACACACGGCGCAGAACACCTGAAAGCTGATCGTCTCATTCTCGCCCGTGATCTGCGGCATCAACCTTCGCTCCTCAGATGCTTCTCCCCCGCGCTGACGTCCAGCCCGATGATGAACAGTGCCGTCTGCCAGGCGCGCTCGCCGGCATCCTGCGGCCGGCACACGATCGCCCGATCATCCACGTAGTAGTCGGCCAGGGGCTTGCCGTCGCCGGTGTACACCTCGACGGAGCCGTGGAAGCCATGCTCATCGAGCCATGCCTTCACGATCGCGGCGCTCTCATCCCGACTGAGCCCGTCGCCCCAGGTCTCCCGCTGCCAGTCCCCACATCGGCAGGTGTAGACCATGACGCGGTGTCCGGCGGCGACGAGCTGCTCGAGCGCCTCGCGGGCGCCGGGCAGGGGCGCGCCGATCTCCCGCTGGCCCTTCCAGCCGTCGTAGTGGGCCAGGGTCCCGTCGAGATCCACCGCAATCGTCAGCCGCCCCTGCTCGCTCATTCGCTCTCCAGCTCCTCGACGCGCCGCTGCGCCAAATCCCGCTCGCCCTCGGCGTCCCTGAGCTGCTCCTGCAGCGCCTCGGCATCCTCGCGGATCCCGACCACGAGGTCCTCGATGGCCGCGACCGCATCCTCGACGTCAGTGACCCGCCCGATGTTGACGTTCATGCCGTCATCCTCGCCGTTATCCTTGACATCCTTTTCATCCTGTTCCCGTCGTTGCCGTTGCCGTTCACCAGCCCAACACCACCTTCACCACCAGCCTCCCCGCCAGCACGACCATGACGATCCCGGCCCCGATCGCGCATTTCCACTTGTTCCGCGCGACGAAGCACCCGACGAACATCGCGACCCCCATGAGCCCGATGACGACCGCGGCCCACAGTCCTTCTTTGACCCGCTCGGGCGGCTTGTAGATCATCCCGATCCGGTTGGGTATGAGCTTCATCACTGCACTCCGCTACCCCAGTCCCCCCTCCCCTAAATGGCCTGCAGGGACATCGGGGAGGGGGGTTAGGGGGGTGGGCCGCCGTTCACCACGCCAACATTCGCGTATACACCACCGGCACCGCTCGGCTCAGGGTAAAGCGCGGGATCCACACACCGCCGCCGGCGGCCATCTTGAGATCGCCCCAGGTCGCGAACTTGTAGGACGCGCCCAGGATGCCGCCCACCTCGCCGGCGTCCAGCGTCAGCCCGAGATCCAAATAGCCCATGCCCCGGCCGGTCGCCGTCTGGACCACTTTGAAGCTGAGCCCGCCGGCGAGAATGCCATCGGGGAAGGCGGTCCCGGTAATGATGCTCGGCTCGATCAGATCGTCGGGAATGATGATCGGCCCGAGCTTGGTCGTTCCTGTCGCATCGGTCTCCGCGAAGACGCACAACGTCTGTCCGGATACCTGCACCAGAGGGCGGAGTGTCAGCAGGGCGAGCCGGCCATCATCGCGCACACGGAGGATGATCGCCTCACTCTCCGTGCGCGCCACCGGTCCCACGAACGTCCCCAGCTCGGGCGCCGTCACCAGCGCCGTCGCCGCAGGCGACCCTGAGCTTGTCGCAAGGGCCACATGCACCTCACCGGGCCGGCCGCACGTTTCACAAGCCTGTGCGCCGGCCGCCAGCACCACCAACGCCACGATCACCATCACCATCATCCAGCCGTTCATCCTTGCTGTCATCATTCTCATCCTTTCCATCCTGTTCAAGTCGTTGTCGTCGCCGTCCTACGCTCCCGGCTCCTCCAAACAGATCGCCTCCCCGCTGATCGCCTTGAAGTCCGTCTTCAGCTCTTTGGCCTTAGCCTGGTGCACGGCGGCCTCGACCGTGCGGATGGTCACCGGCGCGGGCGCATTCTCCGCCTCGCGCAGCACAAAGCCCAGCTTCCGGGCCCCGAGCTCGGTCCGCTCGTCGTCATCCTGGGCGTCATCCTGGGCCCCGAATATCTGTTCGGCGGCGCGGACGAGCGCGAGCAGCAGCTCGCGGGTCCGCTCCTCCTGGATCTGGGCGACGCGTTCGCTGATCATCTGGATCAGGATGGGCCCGACCTGCTTCCAGGCGACGATCAGAAAGGCCACGACCGCGCCGCTGACCCCATGCGCCTGCAGCCAAGTCCACAAAGCTTCCATGCCTCTCATCCTTTCCGGGACCGCGGGCATCCTGCCCGCGCCGTTGCCGTCAGCGCGCCCCGGGGGGGCGCTTCTCTCAGGCGGGGGTTTCAACCCCCGACGCCCTACCGCCGCCGCTTCGCCGTCGCCTTCTTCTTCACCGGCGCCCTGGGTGCCGTGGCCTTCGTTCCCGGTTCCCGCGTTCCCGCGTTCCCGGTCGTCCTCAACGCCGCGATCCCCGCCGCCGCGGCCTTCGCGGCCAGCGCCTCGATCGCGCCGTCACCGACTTCACCGACCGGCGCTTCGGCGAGGCTGCTGGCGCTCTGCATCCGCGCCCCGCGCTCGTCGAGTAGATACACGGTCGTCGCCACTTGCACGGTGACCGCCTCGCCGGTCTCGCCGGCCCGTCTGAAGACCAGTCGCTTCATGTCCATGAGCCCCCTTCAGGGAGATCTGCCGCGCCGGGGGCGCGGGTTTTCGCAAAGTTCTCGTCACGCGCGCGGCCGTCAGATGTTGTTCGGCGAGTAGAACGGCCCGCGGTCGGGCGCCGCCTCTTTCTCCGGCCCGCCATACGCCTCGATCGGCGTCTCGCTCTCTTCCTCGCCCAGCAGAACATCCGGCATCCCGTCGCCAGGGGTGCCCTTCCGCCCCCGCTTCCGCTTCCCGTCGCCCTCGTGCACCTTCTCCAGCTGCGCCAGCGCCTGCTCGGCCACGGCATGCCCATCGGGCATCTCCACCGGCAGGTCCCGCCCCACGGCATACCCCATGCTGTGCTGGATCACCGCCCCACTGGCGTTGAGCAGTTCGACCGTCACCGTCACCTTGATCGCCTTGGCGTCCTTCATGCCGTCCGCACCTCGATCCGATTTGCCTCCGCGTCGTACCGCACGCTGCCGCCCATCGCGCGCACCAGCCGCCCGATCGGCGCGTAGCTGATCCCCGCCATCTCGTCGAGCCACTCGCCGACCTCGGTGACGGTGCCATTGACGGACAGCGACAGCGCCGGCCGCGCCTCGGCCAGGGGCAGGGTCTGAAAGAACATCGCCCGCGACCGCCCGATCTCATCGAGCGTGGAGATCTTCGTGCCGCGCGCGCGGGGCGTGCCGCGCTTGCCGTTGACCGTGTTCTCGGCCACGAGCCCGTCGCCCAGGTAGATCCCGATGTGCCCGGGGCGGGCCAGCTCGCTGTGCCCCTTGTTGAAGCACACGACATCGGCATGTTCGGGATGATCGGCGCCGAGCCCCGCGCGCCGCAGCATGTAATCGGTCTGGATCGCGTAGGCGGCGCGATAGGCCCATTCCTGCTCGTGCAGCCCCAACGCCGCCTCGTGGCACTCCCGCACGAAGCGGAGGCACATCGAGCTCTCGGTCAGATCGAACTTGACGCTGCCGATCTGGTGGCTGGTCTTCCCGGCCACGCGCGCGGCCACGACCTCCCGCGCCACCCGCCTCACATCGTCCACTGTCTTGCCCATGGTCATTGCCGCTTTCTTTGCGAATATCTGCCGTTGTCGTCCCCGCAGGGCTGACCTCTGACATCTACCCTCTGCCTTACGCCGGCGCCAGCCCCAGCTCGTTATCCATGACCCGGTTCACTACCGCCTTGAGGTCCTTGAGGCTATCGGCGTAGAAGCTCAGGTGGACGCTGCGCCCGTCGCTGCCCTGGCTCCGCTGCACCCCGCCCCCGCCGCTGCCCATGGCACCACGGACGTCATACGTCGGCGCGCCGGTGGGCACATAGGCCGCGTTGGCGTCGCTGCGCGCGGCGCTGGCGTCTTTCTTTGCGGCGGCCGCCGCTTCGAGGGCTTGCTCGCGGGTCATGGTCCCCGCCCCGTACGCCGCCGCGGTCCCGGCCTTGTCAAGGGCCTGCAGCTCCGCTTGCATCTCGGCCATGGTCTTCCCGCTCTCGCCGCCGGCTGGCTGGTACGCCGGCCCGGCGCTCTGCGCCGCCCGCATGCTCTCCTGCGTTTCCCGTGCTTTCCGCCGCCGCTCCGTCCCGGTCTCGGTGCGCTCGGGCCCGAAGCCCAGCCCCTCCCACCAGGTAGGTGCCCAACCGCTCGTGTCGGCCCCGAACCATCCCGCCGCCTGGCGCACCCCGCCGTAGGCGGCCTGCCCCGGCGTCATCCACTCCGCGGCGGTCGTCGCGGCGGCCCCCAGCACGCCCGTCCCTTCGTCACGCCGCCGCCGGTATTCTTCGTACTCGCCCATCACGGAGGCGATAGGTAGCGCCATCGAGACGGCCCCGATCGCGCGTTTCCACAGCGGCACCGGACGAGCCCCGGGCGCGCCGGGTACAGGAACCGGGGCGGGACCTCCGGGCGCCCCTCCCCCCGCCGCGATCTGCAGCCCTGCGAGCACGCCCTTCGCCTCGGCCCCCAGCTTGATGATCGCCATCAGCTTCTCCGCCACGAACCCCAGGGCGGCGACCGTCACGAGCACCTTCGTCCCCATGATCGCCCAATTGATGATCTGCTTCTGCTGCTCGGGATCCAGGTCCCGAAACGCCTGGATCGCGTCGCGCACCTTGGTGAAAAACTCCGTCCCGATCGGCAGCAGCGTCTCCTCGGAGATCCCGGTCGCCTCGGTCACCAGCTCCTGAATCGCCTTCTTGAACTGGAACATCGGCCCCCGCGCCACTTCCGCCGCCATCCGCCCGGCCGCCCCCGTCGAGTTCTTCACCTTGTCCACGAACGTGGCGAACTCCGCCGCCCCTTGCCCGGTGAGGCTCAGCGCCGCCCGCAGTGCCCGCACGTTGCCCCCGAACAGATCGAGCAGCTTGGCCTGGTCCCCGCCCGCGGCTTTCTCCACCAGCGCCATCGCCCCGGCGAGCCCCTCCGCCGACAGCGCCGCCGTCGCGCTCTCATACCCCGCCGCCTGCACCGCCGCCGTCAGTTCCTTGCTGGGGTTCAGGAAGCTGGTCATCGCCCGCTCGACCGCGGTCGCCGCCTCCGCGACGCTGAACCCCTTGGTGGTCATCAGCGCGATCGCCGCGGCGACCTGCTCGAACGGGACTTTGAGTTGCGCCGCCACGGCCGCGGGCCCGCCCATCTCGCCGGTCAGGTCCCGGAAGCGCAGCACGCCGATCTCGACCATGGTGATGAGCTGGTCCATGGTCCGGACGGCGTCGGGGCCGGTGCGCGTGCCATACGCCCCGAGGATGCTCACGAGGCTGTTGGCCGCGGCCGCGGTCTCTTCCACGCCGCCGGCCGCGCCGATCGCCGCCGTCTCGAGCACTTGCAGGGCGTTGCGGCCCTTGAACCCGGCGCCCTCGACCTCATAGAGGCCCTTGGCCAGGTCCACGGGCATGTCGGCGATCACGGGGTTGCGGGCGATGTTGAGGACGTCGGCGCCGAGCTGCTTGAAGTCCCGGTCATTGAGCCGCGCCATGCTGTTGACATTGCGCAGCTCCTGCTGAAACTCCGCGGCCTTCTTGCCCAGGTACACGAGCCCGCCGCCGAGGGCCAGGCCGGCGCCGAGCATGTACCGGCTCGCCCGCCCGACGCTGTACTGCACTTCCTGCAGGCCGATGAGCTCTTCGCGGTTGCGCCGAATGGCGAGCCCGACGCTGTTGAGCGTCCGGATCGCCCCGGCTTCCCGTCCTTTGATGATGATGGTGAGCGCGTTGCCCACGTCGTTGCCTTTGTTCCCGTGTTCCCGCTGTTGCCTTTGTTCCCGCGGTCCCGACGTTCCCGTGTTCCCGCCCCGCCGTTCCCGCCGTTGACGACAAAAGCGACCGTCTACCTGCCCGGTCGCTTCTTCTTCGGCTTCTGCTCCGCCGCGCGCCGCTCGCTGATCAGCCGCAGCAGCGCGCCGCGATACTCATCGGTCAGTTCCTCGAGGTCCCCGGGCGGGATCCAGCCGAAGAACTCCATCATGACAAAGTTCTCGATCAGCTCCCACTCGTCGGGGCATCGCTCGCGCAGGCGCTTGACGGGGTAGCCGTGGAAGGCTCGCCAGGCGAGCCGCCCGAGTTTCCCGGGTCGCCCTCTTCCTCCGCCGCCAGCGCCTTGATCCGGTCCGCCAGCCCGCTGTCTGCTTCGAGCGCGAAGAGCTGCTCGGCCGGCAGCAGCTGGTTGACCAGGGCAATCCGGTTGGTGATGAAATCCTCGAGCTCCTCGTCGAGGCAGTCGAAGACCTCCTGGTCCATGACGGTCCCGGTCCGCCGCGTGTCGCCCTCGTCGCCGGGGAGGAGAAAGTCGCTGAGCCCGTAGGTGAACATCACATCCCCGAGCTTCGCGCCGCCGGCGACCAGCGCGGCGTTCCACTCGTTGCGGCCCCGCCGGTTGAACTGGCACACCTCGATGAAGTGGATATCACTCCCGGGGAGATCGAACCGTACCTTCGTGCGCTTCGTCTGTACCTTCATGGCCGTTGGCCCCCTTAGCCGTTTGCCGTGCCGTCGTTGCCGTTGCCCTGATCTCTGATCTCTGCCCTCTGCCCTCTATGCTTCCGCCCACGTCACCGCCGCCGTCCCGTCGAGCCCCTTGAGCGCCCGCAGCTGCGGCGTCTGGGTGTTGCTCTCCACATCGCCCTCGAAGTACTCGCACCGCGGCGCCGTGCACGTCAGGATGTTGGCCCCGCGCGTGAAGGTCAGCACGACGGCGATCTGCGCGCCCTCCATCACGGCATCCCACAGCGCGGTCTCATCGAAGTCGTGCTCGACCGAGAAGATCGCTTCCTGGCCGTCGGTGGGGACTTCCTTGAGCAGCCCGCCGCCGCCGCTGCGGAACTTGTCGTCCATCGCCTTGAAGTCGTACTTGAGCCCGACCTCGGCCAGGTGCTCCTCGTTGGCCCCGGCCAAAGAGAAGACGCCTTCCTCGAAGGTGTACGGCGCGGGCGCGCTGTTGAAGACGGGCGCCACGGGGGTGATGCGCTCGCGCGTCCGCCCCACGCAGTCGAAGCTGGCGATCAGGTCCTCGCCGCTGGCGCACTTGAACTCCGCGCTCTTGGCGGTGATGCCGGCGTTCTGGAAGCCCGCCTGGTCCCCGAGGGTGTCCACGACGGTGACGGAGTTGAGGTTGCGCAGGCCCTTGCGGATGAGCATCTGGCGGATGACCAAATTGCGGCCGGGCGCGACCTCGAGTTCGAGCCCGCCCTCGACCTTGGTCGGCCGCTGGGTGGTGCGGCTCTCTTCCCATTCGCCCACGGGCCGCTCGAGCACCGCGCGCCCGGGCGTCTTCTTCAGTGAGCTCGTCCCCGGGATCCAGATGCTCGGCGCCACGGCGGTGCCGAAGGCCGTCTCGAGCCCGATGCCGACGCTGATCTCCCAGGGTCTCGGCTGTGCCATGATCTATCTCCTCGGCCGCTGGACGTTCCCGCGCCTCGTTCCCGATGTTCCCGCGTTCCCGCCGTTGCCGTTGTCTCGCCTCGCCCGGGCCTGGTGCAGCGTGTGCTGGCGTCCGGCCCGGCCCGAGTTTGCGGTAAGGGGGCTTCCCGCAAAGCTGTGTGTCGTTGTTCCCGATGTTCCCGCGTTCCCGACGTTCCCGCCGTTACAGAATCATGTCCGCCCGGTCCAGCTTGCTGCGGATCGTGATCGCTTCCGCCGCCACGCCGCCGCTCACGATCTCCACCGTGTCCACCCCGATGTACCGGTCGGCCGCGTCGCCGATCGCCACCACGCGCGTCGCGTCATCGGCCGCGATGTTCACGGTGATCTGCTTGACCTCGGTCGTCTCGTCGGGCAGCGTACCGGTCACGTTGAGCACGACGTTGGTGGCCGCGTACCCGAAGGGCACATAGGCCTCCAGGTTGTTGCCGCTGGTGCGGACCGCGTCAATGGCCTCGAGCGCCGCGGCGCTCCACGACCCCGCCCCCGCGCCACTGACGGTGTACACCCCCTGGGTCTTCACGTCGTCATACACGTGGGCGGCCGACAGGTAGCTGCCGGTGGCCCGGTACACGAGCGTGGAAAAGAAGATCGGCACGCGCCAGGTCACGGCGGTCAGCCACGCGTCCACGGTCGCGTACACGGTCTTGCTCTCGCCGGTGTCGGGCTGCCGTTGCAGGTGCTGGATCAGCCCCTGCACGAGCTCGGTCTGCAGGCTCGCATAGAACGAGCCGCTGGCGATCGCCAGGTCCACGTTGTGGGCGGACTGCAGCATCGGCAGCAGCACGGACGGGTCGTCGGGGTTGGCGGCGGTCAGCCGGTCCACGAAGTCCGTGCCCCCGTCGAGCGCGTCGGCCAGGTGCTTTTCGATGTAGCTGATGCGCCCGATGATCCCCTGGGCCAGGGCGTCCCCGATCAGTGCCATGATCTCTCAGTCCTTTGGTCGTGAGCTACGTCGCCCGTGCTTCCTCGATGCTCTCCACCAACGCGGCCAGCTGCTCCGTGTGCCTCCGGCAGTTCTCTTTCAGAGCATCGAACCGCTCGTCGCCGGCTCTATCATCTTTCTGTATCTTCTGCAGGAGCGCCTCGGAAAGCTGACAGTTGGCGGCCACGAGGCGCTGCGCCTCACCGATGAGGGTCTCGATGGCCCCGTTCTTGGTGTCAATGCGCTTCTGCATCCACGGCAACAGCAACCGCAGCAGCCAACCGAGCAGAGCCACCAGGCTGGCGAGCACCATACCCACCACGCCGAGTATCTCGCCACCACTGAGCTGGTCCATGCCACGCTCCCGGAGAAAAAAAGCGGGGCTGGGGCTCCCATGCAACCCCAGCCCCGCGGTGCGGCCGCTCGCCCTCGTCGGTTGTCATTGATCTCGTTGCCGTCGCCGTCCGCCGTCTGCCGTGGCCGTCTGCCGTGGCCGTTACCTGCCATCTGCCCTCTGACCTCTGCCGTTACGCCTGCAGCACGTTAGTGAGCAGCACGCCCAGCTCGGCGCACGTGACCTTCTCGTCCTGCGCGTAGCCCACTTCGATCGCGTCGGAGTGCTCAGCTTCCTCGCGCCACTTGCGCACCGTCATGTTCTTGCTGCGGAACACGTACCCCGCGCTCGCCTGGCGCAGCCCCGGCGTCGGCGACACGTAGCCGATCCACACCGTGTCGCCCCACACGTAGCTCATCGAGGCCGTCTGGCCCTCGGCTGCGGTGTCGTACACGGCGCTGGCGACCAGGATGTTTTGCACCCCGAACAGCGCCTTCATCAGGTCCAGGGTGATCACGCCGCGCTCGGCGTACTGGATCCGTGCCAGCATGTCCGCGCTCTGCAGCAGCGCGTCGTACACCGACTGGCTCAAAACCATGCTGTTGGCCCGCATCATGATGATGCTGGCCACGGCGTCCTGCACGTCCTTCACCGGCGTGCCGGCCGCCTCATCCCAGCCGTTGCTCGGGCTGGAGTTGGCCCACACGCCGACGTTGGTCATCAGCGTGGCCACGCGCTGCTCCATGCCCAAAAGCAGCTTGTCGGTCAGGATGTTGACCGAGTCGATGTCCAGGTTCAGCGGCGCGTCCGCGTTCCGCCGCTCGGCGTCGTCAATGCGGTCGGACAGCGCATGCTCATCGGCCGAGTAGGTGTCCGTGGACACGCCCCAGCTGATGACCGGCGCGGCCGTCCGGGGCGCCCGCCGCGACGCCTCGGCCCGGAACGCCTCCTTGCCGTACACATAGAACAGGTCGCTGTCCTTGACCACGGGGAGCACCGGAAACAGCCGGTCGGCCACATATCCGCTGTTGCGGTACTGCAAAGACAGGTTGGTCAGCGGCTGGTTCTGGTGGATGTCGGCGATCGTGGGCATCTTCGGTCCTCCCGTCAGCGGAGTTCATCTCCGCCGAGCGTTGCTTCGGTTCACGCTGCAATCGTTACGTGGTCAGTCCCTCGCCGCCGCCGTCCGCCGTTGCCGTCCCCTGCCCTCTGAACTCTGAGCTCTGAGATCTGCCCTCCGCCGTTACGCCGGATCCAGCCGGATCACCAGGAACCCCTCGCCCTCAGCGAACGCCGCCGTCTCCTCCACGCACTTGACCGAGATCGTGTCGGCCGCCCCGAAGGCGTTGTCGGCGGTGATCGCGGTGGCGTCCTTGACATCCCCGGTCGCGTCAATGTCGGCGGTCAGCAGCGTCAGCAGCCCGCCGGTCGTCGGCGTCGCGCCGATCAGACAGGTGAGGTCAATGTCCTTGCCGCCGGTGCTGGCCGGCGTCTGCCCGGCGATGAAACTCAACTTGCCGATCTTTCCGGCGAAGCCGGGGGTATAGGCATTAAGGAGCAGGTCGTTGTTGGCCACGTTGGCCAGGGCGCTGATCGGGATCATCAGGATCGAGCTGGCGACCTTGTTGCTGTGCAGCGCCTCGAGGATCTCCTGCACGGTGTCGGCCAGGCCATCCCCGAGCGTGGCGATGGGCGTCGCGCCGACCAGGTCCGCGCCGGCGGCGCTGTCCGTCTCGGCGATGATCGCGGCCACCAGGGCCTCGAGGATCGCCTGCACCGTGGCCGCCGCGCCGGTCTGCGTGATCGGCGTCGCCCCGATGGCATCGGCGCCGGCGGTCCCGTCGGCCACGGCTGCGAGCGCCGTCACCAGCGCCTCGAGGATCGCCTGCACGTTCGCGGCCGCGCCGGTCAGCGCGATCGGCGTCGCGCCGACCAGGTCCGCCCCGCTGTCCCCGTCCGCCACGCTCGTCAGGTCGGACAGGTCCACCACCGAGGCGTTCAGGTCCAGCACCATCTCGACGATGTCGCCCGCCGCCCCGGCGGCCGCGAGCGCCTGCCCCAGCTCATACGCGCTCGAGCCCGTCGCGGTGTCCACCTCGCCATCGGCGGCCGCCACGGCCAGGATGTCACCCAGCGCGAAGGCGCCGTTGGCCACGATCTTGGTCGTGCCCAGCAGCCGCACGGTCGCGGCCTCGCCCGACGCCGGCGCGTTCTGCAACACGCCGAACGGCCGGTCCGCCGCGCCGCAGATCACAACCTGCCGCGCGGTGGTGTCGAGCTTGACCGCCCGGTACTGGCTGGAAGCCAGGCTTGCCCCGGCGATCATCGTGATGTCCAGAACCGGCTGGCTGACTGCCATGTGGATCACCTTCCCGGACGACGCCCTGGGCGGGTCGCATGTCGTCCGCCGTTTGCCTTATCTCCCCCACTCGCCCACTCGCCCACTCACCCGCGCGCGCCGTTACTCGCCCGCGCCCAGCGCCTCGCCCGCCAGCTCCGGCTGCTCGCCGTTGACCAGCTTGCACGCCTCGGCATGCGTCAGCGTCGGGTCGCCCTTCATCTTCGCCTGCACGGCCGCCTCATAGCGCTCGGTGGGGTCGCCCCCGCCGCCGGCCACGACGGCCGCGCGCTGCCCGCGCTCGACGATCGCCCCGGCCAGCGCCTGCATGTCGGCCACGAACTCCTCGCGCTCGGACCGCACCGGCTTGCCCTCGCCGTCGGTCCGCGGGGCGCCGTCCTCGCCGCGAATGGGCTGGCCGTCGCTGCCGTTCTCGGCGCTGACGGACAGCGCCCAGGTGGCGAGCTTGTCGCAGTACGCCGGCGTGAACTGCGGCTTGCCGTTGGCGCCAAAGCGCATCTCGGCGAAGCGGTCGGTCAGCTCCTTGACGGCGAGCTGCCGGGCCGTCTCCGCCTGCTGCGCCTCGGCGGCCGCGAGTCGCTCAGCCATCCGCCGGTTCTCGGCCTGCATCGCCTCGAACTGCTGCGCCGTCACGCCACTCGTCGGTGCCGGCGCCGTGGCCGTCACGCCGTTCCCCTCCCCTGTGGGGAGGGGTGCCGGCGCAGCCGGCGGGGTAGGCGACGTGGCCGTGGTCTTGGTGTCGTCAGGCATCGAACTGCCTCCTGGATCCGTGAACAGCTGCATCGTGTTCGCCGGGTCGGTCGCTGTGATCGGCGTCAGTTCCTTGAAAAACGGGTCGTTGGTCAGCGCGATCTTGGACAGCACGTTTTTGAAGCGCTTGTTGTCCGTCGGCCGCCGGTACACGTTGTAAAACTCCGGCGACACGTACCGGTACCGCCGGTTCATCACCAGCCGCTCCCCATAGTCCGTCCAGTCCACCTCGGCATACAGCGCGGCGCCGTCGGTGCGCAGGCCCTTCACCCACGCCGGCGCGCCCTCGTTGTTGTCGTAGTGGCTGATGTCGAAGGGAATGTCGCGGTTGAGGATGCGCTCGTTGAAGTTCGCGACGAACTGCTCGAGGTCTTGCGCGGTGATGACGATCTCGCCATACCAGGTGTGCGTCCACTGCCCGGCGCGCAGCACTTCAATTTCCCGCGGCAGTTCCGCGGGCAGCTCCACAAACGTCCGCAGCATCTCAAGTGTACGGTCACTCATAATCGTTTCCTACTCTACACGAAATTCAGCCGCGTCAAGCCCTACCCCGCACGGTGGAACAGTTCCACTGTGATGGCGCCAGCGCCCCCGGCAGTTCGATCAGGGCAGGAAAGACGCGAAAAGCCCCACCGGGTACGGTGGGGCTCGGGTGCGCCTCGTGAATTGTCTGCTTTCCCCCCGACCGCGCATGCTCCTCTCTTACGTTGGGCGCTTCCGTTTCGCCCGCCGCTTCATCTCACGTTTCGGGCAAGCCTGCGGCGGCGCCGTCAGCCACCTCCAGATGTCCGCAAGCCCCCGCAGCCAACCAACGATGTCCGTCCGGTACCCATGCCGCAACATGTCAGTATCCTAGAGCCCTGACGAGGGGGTCTTCATGCCAGTAGCTGGTTCTGGCGGCCACCTGATCGAATGGCCCCGTTTGGATCAACAGGCCATTGGCGCGATCACAAAAGGCCGAGAAGAGCGTCTCCTCTGACGAACTGCCGCTCGATCTGGACACGACAGTTGCGGTGGCATCAAGGGAGAAGCGCGTCGCCTGCGGGTACGCTGCCAGCACCTTCGGCGCCAACAGCCACAGGTGCATGTTGTATTCCGCGCGCGGGTTCCGCCGCTCCGCGATCCACGGGTCCAGGCTGTAACCCAGGCTGATCCACCTATCACTGCCGACCTCGCCCCGCACGTCGGCCCCGACGCGGTTCAACACCGTGCGAGCCAGATTGCATAGCCGCTCGTGCTCATCCACGGGCAGCGGCACCGCTGATGGCGCACTCACCGGCAAGCTCGTCGCCGTGCGCTCCTCGGGTGTCACATCATTAACGTCAACTCCGGACCAGTGCACCTTCGCTGCGATCAACCAGACTAACCCGCCGAGCACGACGCCGCCCACGATGCCCCCGATGATCCAGCCCAGGTACTCGTCATTCAACGGCCGCTTACCCCTCCGCGCTGCCATCGTCTACGCCCCCTTCTCTGGATCGTTGGCCTCCATCATCTCCATCATCACCGGCCGCCCCTTGATCCCCAGCACCAACCGCATGCCTGACAGTTCCCGCTTCCATTCATCGTTGCTCATGGGCAGCCGTGGCAGCGCGACCGCATGCTTGGCGAGGAGTGGCACTTCATCGGGCGCCAGCCTCATCTCCGCTGCTAACTCCGACACCACGAAGGCCCGAAGCGTTCCCGGCCAGTATTGTGGCGCCGGCCCGCGGTACACCTCGGGCCATTCGTCTTCTCGCAGCGTCCGACGCACGGCCAGCACGTCGGGAGGCACTTCTACCCAACCCGCGCTGCCGCCGCGTCCGACCAGGTCGGCGCACGGCACTTCCAGCGCGTCAGCGACTAACACCAGCAGATCATCAGCAATCCCGCGGGTGCCTCGCTCAACGTGCCCCAGGGCTGATTGCCCCACACCAACCCGCCGCGCCAACTCACTCTGGGTCATCCCCGCGTTCACGCGCGCCGCCTTGATCCTCTCTCCCAATCCCGCGTCCCGCGCCTGCCCCTTGCGCATCGACACGCCTCCCTCACTATCCTGAACTGATTCTGTACCCCAACCCGTCGGCCTCGAAACGGCGGGATTCCATGACGACCCCCTTGACAAGCTCAGTATGACTCTGTACTATGGCTCAGACATGTAGCCCCAATTTCAGCCAGAGACGGACACGCGGATCATGTCGATCGCCTCTTCCACGATGATGGCGCAGACAAACCAACAGCACCCGAGTCATGCGCGCAGGCCGCCAAGTACTGCTGCGCAGTTGCCCCGAACACTTGGCATCCGTGTGCCCAGGCGGGGGTCGTGTGGAAGCGGCCCCCGCCGCTTTACCTTCTCACGGAGGTCGTCCATGGCACACGAGCTCAAGTTCGTCGGCGAACCGCTTACCGTCAACAGCCGCACTTGGCGTGTCGTTGATCCCGACTCTATCCCCGCGCCTCATCCAAACCTCACCTATGACGACTACGCGCTCTGGTGGCAGGGATTTGCGCAGATGCTGCCCGCCCATTGGCGCGCCCACGTGTTGTCGCTCGCGCTGTCGCGATACCCGGAGTACGCGGTCGAGCACTGCCACAACCTCCGCAACGAGATCCGCCTCGATCTTCTTGGCATGCGCATGCAGTACGGCATCTTCACTGCTCCAGGGCTCCGCCGTGCTGCCGACCTCATTGAGCGCGACATACTCGACGGGACCAACCGCTTTGCCACCGAGATGGGCGGTGATCAGCATGTCTGATCAGGAGTTCGCCCTCACGCTCCAGTCCGCCGGCCTCATGGCCCCGACCCTCGACCGCGCGGTCCGCCGCGCCCGCATCCGCGACCTCTCCGTGCGCCTCGCCGTCTCCGAGGCCACGATCTACCGCCGCCTCGAGCGCCTCCGCAACGGCGAGCCCCAGCGCCGGGGCAACGGCGCCAAGGGCAAGTGCCGCGCCCTCCCGCCCGAGGTCCAGGTCGCCGCGCGGGCGATGATCGTCTCCAAGCGCTGGCAGTCCGTCTCGACCGCGCTCCTGCTTGAGCAGCTCCGCCACCAGTTCCCCGCCGAGACGATCTCCCTCTCGGCCCTCCGCCGCCTGCGCCAGAGCACGCTGGCCGAGGTCAGCCGCTACGCGCGCGCGTACTGCGCCGTCGAGGTCGCCGCCCCCAACGACCAGTGGCAGATAGACAGCTCGATCGGCGACTTCTTCTGTTCGCCGGAGGCGACCCTGAGCTCGCCGAAGGGGCCATTCCGCCCGCAGCTCACCGTCTGCGAGGACGCCCACACCCGCTCGATCATGTATGCCCGCTACGCCGTGGCGACCCCCTCCACCGAGATCGCGACGATTCTCTTCCAGGCCATCCGCCGCCAGTCCGACGTGTGGCCGCAGGCCGGCGTTCCCGCCGAGCTCCTGGTGGACTGGGGCAAGGTCTACATGAGCGACCACCTCGAGGCCGCTTTGGAAAACCTCGGCATCCGCCGCCACGCCAGCCACCCCTACTACCCGCAGGACAAGGGCAAAGTCGAGCGCGCCATCGGCACCCTGCATCACGGCGTCGAGCCGCTCTTCCCCGGCTACTGCTCCAATAACAACCAGGGCGACCTGCGCGTGGACCCGGCCCGCGACTTCCGGCAGGTCGGCGAGCACTTCGTGGACAAGCGCGACGGCCGCCGCCTGCTCACGCTCCCCGAGGCCAATGCGCTGCTGTGGCAGTGGATCGCGGGCACCTATCATCACCAGGTGAACCGCACCATGGGCCTCACACCGCTGCAGTCCTGGCAGATGAGCGCCCCGCGCCCGCACACTTTCTCCGAGGCCTATCTCGAACAGTCGCTGCTCCCGCGCGCCTACCGCAAGGTCGCCCGCGGCCGCATCAACTGCCATGGCCTCACCTACACCCACGACACGCTCTTGCGCTGCCACGGTCTCACGGTCGAGGTCCGCTTCGACCCGGCCGACGTGCGCGAGGTCTTCATCTACCACGAGGGGCAGCGGCTCTGTGTCGCGGCCCAGGACAACCCGCTCCTCGCCGGCACGCAGCTCGCCGCCGACGAGCTCGTCCGCCGCCGCCAGGAGAATCGCGCGGTCGCGGCCGAGAAGCGCGCGCTGCTCGACGATCTTCTCGCCAACCCGGCGGCCCGCGCCGATCTGACCGAGCGCATCCGCGAGGCCGATGCGAACGCCCCGGCGATCGCGGCCGCGGCCCCCGAGGAAGTGCTGCCCACCGGCGTCCCGGGCCTCACGCCTGGCGACGCCGCCGAGATGTCGGACCTTGAAATCGGCGGTCTGCGGCTCTTCCGCCCGCGCGCCGTCAACGAGTGAACGCTATGCGGCCGCGCCGCAGCGAGGGCCCGCACGCCCCTGCCGTGACCGGCCCGGCCGCAGATCTGTTGCCGTTGCCGTTGCCGTCCCTGTTTTTCCGTCCTTCTGTTCTTCTGTCCTGCGCCTTTCGCCGTTCGCAGGCCGCCACCTGCACCAAATCTGCTGCAAAGGAGAGCCAGCCCATGCCACGTCGCCCGGTGCTCAAACCTGCCGTCTGGCCCATCCCGGCTTTTCAGGAAACGGCCAAGGCCCTGCAGCTCGCCTCGGAGTTGGCCACCAGCCGCCGCCCGCTCTCGCTGATCACGGCGCCGGCCGGATCGGGGAAGACCTTCGCCGCCGAGTGGTACGCCGAGCAGAACCGCTCCTGCAAGATCGCGGTCTGTCCCCCGGCCTACTTGCTCTCGGCCCGTTCGTTGCTCGAGGCCGTCGCCGGCGCCATCGGCTACACCGAGACTCACTGGCGCGTCGCCGCGCTCTTTGACAACCTGGTCGCCTACACTGCCAACCGCCACATCTTCCTGGTGCTCGACGAGGCGGACCGCATGAACTCGCGCGCGGCCGACCTGCTGCGCGAGCTGGCTGAGGACGCCGACCTGGCCCTGTGTTTCCTCGGCTGCCCGGGCACGCTCGCCACCTTGGCCCGCGTCCCGGCCACCCACCACCGCATCGGTTTCCGCTTCGAGATCCCGCCGGTGGAGCTGGCCGACGTCGCGCGGATCCTCGATGGCCGCTACGACGACGCCACAGTGGAGGAGATCTTCGAGCAGACGGGCGGCAACCTGCGCCACATCGAGGCGGTCATCGCGCTGGTGGACAAGGCAGAGAGCGGCGGCCGCCGCGCCACGGCGAGCCCGAAGCTGGTCCGCGCCCTGGCCCACCGCTATCTGCTCAAGGCGGTGGCCGCATGACCTCCCGCCCCGCCCCGCCCACCTACACCTCCGAGTCCTGGACGGCCGACACCGTCCTCTCGAACTTGCGCGCAGACTTGCCGCCGTTCTCGCGCCTCTTCCTCTACCTGTGTGTGAACGACGAGACGGGTGCCCTGGTGCATGCGGAGTATGCCTGCCATGCGGACTACCTGGCCGAGTTCATCCGCCATGCGATCGCGGTCCAGGGCCAGCGGGTTCCGAGCCGGCTGACGCTCGATCCTGGCAAGCAGCGTTGGGTGGCGGAGTTCGCCCCGTTGGACCTGATCCAACTGGCGGCGCCGCCCTACCATCCCTCGGTGGGCTGCCGGGTGGAGCGCTTCGCCCTGGTGATCCGTGATCGTTTCGAGGGCGCGCTGCTCGCCACTCCGGATCATCCGGACCTCCGTTCGGTCGTGGACCTCAACACTGCGCTGCGGGCCTGGCTGCGCCGCTCCCCCTTGTTGGGCCCGCCGGCCAGTGCCGCCGCCGCCGCCGTTGACCTTGCCTCTCCCCTCCCCTGTGGGGAGGGGTACCGGCGAAGCCGGGGGGGTGGGCCCCATGCCCACTGACCGCCAGATCGCCCGTCTCTACGCCCTGGCCAACCGCGCGGGCCTCTCGCACGACCAGGTCATCGCCGAGCTCTTCGACCGCTACGAGGCCATGAGCAGCAAGTCGTTGCAGGGCTTCCAGTACGAGCAGTACTGCACGGACCTGCAGCGCCGGGGGAAGTCGCCCGAGGGCAGCTATCGCGAGGGCGCGTACGCCAGCGCGGATCATGTCCGTGAATATGTGGAGAGCGCCGTGCAGTTCGGGCGGCTGTGGCGGGGCGAGATGACCGACCAGGACGCGCGGGCCTTGATTGTGGTGATGGACGATTTCCGGCGCCACCGCACGCGCGACCGCCGCTTGAGCCAAAAGCAGATGGACGCGATCTGCGACAAGCTCAGGGCGTTTCCGCTGGAGATCTTCCGGCGCGCGGCGGGCGAGTGGCTGGCCAAGTACCGCAGCCGGGGCGAGAAGTACTTCGTGGGCATCATGAAGGGCATGATGCGTGACGACGCCCACCAGGCGGCCCTCTCCCAGGGCACCCTACAACTTGTCTGACCGCCCCTCCATTTATGTGGTCGCGCAGCGACCACCGGAGGGGGTTAGGGGGTAGGACGCCGTACCCTGCCCATCTCTTTGCCGCAAGGAGCCGCACATCATGGCCGCCACAAAGAAGCGCAAGCCCGATGCCGCACCCATCTTCGCCGGCTGGGCCGACGTGGACGACGCCCTCAAGCAGATCGGCCAGCTCGACCTGGTCATCGGCAAGGCCGAGACCCGCGCCAACGCCCTCAAGTCGAAAGCCGACGACGAGCTCGCGGTCGTCGCGGACCAGGTGAACACCAAGAAGCGCCTGGAGAAGGACATGGAGGAGTACTGCACCGCCCACAAGGACGAGATCCTGCCGGCGAAGAGCAAGCGCCTCAACCACGGCGTGGTGGGCTTCACGGCGTCGCGTGAAGTCAGCCAGCTCAAGGGCTTCACCTGGGCGGCCGTCCTGCAGGTGATGTTGCAGCCGGTGCAGGACGCGCTGATCAAGCTGATCGAGAAGCTGGGCAAGCGTTTCGTGCGGGTCAAGTGCGAGGTGGACAAGGCGGCGATCCTGGCGGCCCACAACGCCAAGCAGACGACGGACGCGAAGCTGGCTGACCTGGGCGTGGCGGTCGTGGACAAGGACAACTTCGGCTACACGCTCTCGGACGCCAAGGCCCAGCCGACTACCTGATTCCCTGGGCGCCCGGAACCGGCGCCATTGCCGACGCACACCCCGGGGCGGGGTCTCTCCCCTGACCCGCCCCGGGGGCAGCACCAACCGATCATTCCGAGGGGCGCCCCGGAGGGGCGCTTCTCTCAGGCGGAAGCGGTCGGTAACGACCGCATTTCAACCCCCGACCGAAAGGATAGGCCGCCGTGCCCATCACCTGCGCCTGCGGTTCCTGGGAAGCCCACCCCTCGCCGGGCGAGCGCCGTTGCGAGTGGCTCTGCCGCGAGAAGAAGTCTGTCCTGGTCGTCCGCGGCCGCCGCACGAAGACCTGCGCCCGCTGCCATTCGACCTTGCGCTCTGACGGTACTGCCACACCGCCCGAGGTGTCGCCATGAAGAACACCGTCGCCGTCCTGCCGCTCCATCTCGTCGCCGCCTGGCTCACCGACCGCGGCTATCGCGAGTCGTACCGCACCCTGCTGGCGAAGCTGAGCCGGCCGCTGTGCCCGATCAAGCTGCGCACCTGGTCGCCGGGCCGCGTCAACCGTCCGGTCCCGGCGATCGCCGAGCGCGACCTGGGGCGCCTGGTCGCGGCTCTCGGTCTCAAGCCGTCCCGCACGTCGCAGCTCGCACTGCCGCTGTAAGCCCTGAGCGGCGCTCGCTCGCGAGCGCCAGTCGAAGGGCTATCTTGAACCCACAGGAGACGGCCATGCCCGCACCCACGCCCGTGCTGACCATCACCCAGGCCGCGAAGAAGTTCGCCGGCGAGACCGGTCTGAAGCTGACCTACCACAACCTGTATCGCCGCATGGTGCGCCGTTCTGATTGCCCGGTGAAGCTCCGCTACTGCCCCTCGGCCCGGCTGCGCCAGCCGGTCGCCGCGATCGCCGAGGCGGACTACCCGGTCCTGCGGGACTGGCTCAAGGACCTCATGTGATGGCCACGAAGAAGCCCGCACCAAAGAAGAAGGCGACCCCGAAGCCTCCGCCCCGGAGGGGCGGTTCTCAGAAGGCGGGGGTTTCAACCCCCGCCCGTGCGCCCGTCCGGAGGAGCAAGCTCCCGGCCCCTGTGCCCCGGCCGCTTTCTCACGCCGAGGTGCTCAAGCGCATCCAGGCGACGACGAAGCACGAGCGCCCCAAGCTCACGCGCCGCGACATCGGCGCCTTTGTGGCCGACTTCCCGCCCGACTTCTACGACCTGCCCTGCATCAACTCCAACTGCAAGCTATGCAAGGCCGTCACGCCCCACCAGGACCTGCGCCGCGCGGTCAACATGATGCTGCTCGCCGGCCATCCGCACCCCGATATCGTCGCCCTGTTGGCCGAGCACGACATCGAGGCCACGCCCCAGAACCTTTCCGGCCATTACCGCAAGCACGTGCTGCCGTACGTGCTGGACCTGATGCGCCTGAAGGCCCAGACGACGGTCTTTGTGCAGGCGGCCCGCGACCTGGGGCAGGAGGACAGTCTCGCCCAGACGCTGGTCAAGTCGCTCTTGCTCAAGCTGCAGCCGTGCGTGGAGGCGCTGGACCCGTCCCAGCTCGCCCTCGTGGAGCCGGACAAGCAGATTGCGCTGCTCTTGCAGGCCGCCAAGTCGCTCTCTTCGGTGCAGAACGCCGAGGCGGGCACGAAGCTGCGCACGCTCGAGCTCGCCCTCAAGCGGGCGAAGCTGTCGGACGCCGAGCGCGAGGCGATGAAGCGCGCCGCCGGCGAGCTGCGCGCCATCCTCAAGGCCCACCCGCAGGTCTGGCAGGCGGTCGAGCCGATCCTGGCGCCGCTGGCCTCCCTGCCCGGCCTCCCGGAGGTGCCGGGTGGCTAAGCCGAAGGCGGCAGCGGCGCAAGAGGCTAGCAGGCTGGCCTCAGATATGGTCGGCGCGGCGACGGTCTTCCCGGCCGACCCGCTGGCCTTCTTTGCCGCCCACATCCGCCCCTCCGGCCGCCCCTGGTCCTTCGCCGGCCACGAGTACCTCCGCGGGATCATGTCCGATCCGGCGGTCCACCGCGTGATCCAGAAGGGCGCCCAACTCGGCCTCTCCACCCTCTCGATTGGCGAGCTGCTCCGCTGGTGCGCCGCCGGTCGCAAAATCGGCTACTACCTGTCGGACCGCGACTTCATGACGGCCTTCGTCCAGGACCGCGTGGACACCATCATCAACGCCGATCCGGATCTCGCCCGCGCCACCCTCGAGGGCAAGGCTTTCGAGCATGTCGAGACCGCCGACCGCAGCCGCCGCAAGTCCGCCGACAACCTGCGCATCAAGCACCTGGGCCAGGGCTCGATGTGGTTCATGGGCCTGCAGAAGCGCAAGGACGTCAAGTCGCTGGACCTGGACGCCTATATCCTCGACGAGGTGGATGAGGTGGATCAGGACCTGGCGGTCTGGCTGGGCGACCGGCTGCTGCACAGCACCTTCAAGCGCGTGATCGAGCTCTCGCAGCCCTCCGTGCCGGACTGGGGCATTGCCGAGCGCTACGCGGCCTCCGATCAGAAGGTCTGGCTGCACCGCTGCCCCCGCTGCCGCAGCTGGCATTGTCTCGAGGACGAGTGGCCGGACAACTTCCGCGTCCCTAAGCGGGGCACGGGGCCCGAGCTTTTGTGCCTCAAGTGCGATGCCCGCCTGATCTCCCCGCGCGTCAAGTGCGAGTGGGTGGCGCGCCGGCCCGACTGCGAGATCTCCGGCTACCGCCTCTCGCAGCTCTACGGCCCGGCCATGACCGCCCGCGAGCTGCAGCAAAAGTGGGCCGCGTGCGCCCGCTCCCGCAGCAAGCTCGAGAACTTCACCATCTCGATCCTGGGGCTGCCCTTCCCCGGCGATCGCCAGCCGCTGTCTGAGAGCGTGCTGAAGACCGCCTGCGGCGACTGGCCCCTGGGCGTGCCCGGCTATGTGTCGGCCCTGGCCGTCCCCCGCGGCGAGACCGGCCCGCTGATCGTCGCCGGCATTGATCAGGGCGACCTCTTGCACCTGCTCATCGGCGTCTACTACCGCGAGCTGTTGGCCGTCGTCTGGGCCGAGGTCATCGAGGACGACTGGGACCTGCTCGGTAAGCGCCTGGCCGATCACGGGGTGCAGTTCTTCGTCATTGACGCCCTGCCCAACAAGTCGAACGCGAAGAAGCTGCTGCGGTCGGGGCTGAACGGGGCGATGAGCTACCTCAACGCCACGGCGATGGTGGTCAAGTGGGAGGAGCAGGATACGGCGCAGCCCTTGCGGGTGGTGGTAGACGACCGCACCACGGCGATTGACGAGATGGCCGACGAGGTGGCGGCGGGGCTGACCAGGCTGCCGTCGCCGCGATTGGACGTGACGCAGCTGGTCAAGCGCCACTGCAAGGCGTTGGTGAAAGACTTCGATCCGCAGACCGGCAAGATGACCTACAAGCGCGGGGTCGCGAATCACTTCGGGATGGCGCTGGCGAGCTTGCGCCAGGCCAAGGAGATCGCGCTGCAGCTCGGGCTGGGCCCACGGGGCCCGCTCAACCTGGAGACGGCTACTTTCGGTAGCCCCATCGAACCCCAAATATGGTGAATGACATGACTGCTCTTTCGCAGAAAGACCCTGAGCCGCGCTCGCCGACGAGCGCCAGTCGCAGGGCCCCCTATGGATCCACGCGCCGCTCTTTTGCCTGCACGGGTGGCGTGAGCCCCACCCACTACCGCGAGCGTTCGGCCTACGACGATCGCCCCCGCCGCGGCCATTTCTTCGGTGCGGGCCTCGGCTGCCTCTGGCTCGCGAACTTCCTGGTGGCGGGCCTGATCCTGGTCACCCTCCACCCCTGGTCCCCGGTGAACGCCGACGCCGTAAGCCGTGGGAGCGCCGGCATCCTGCCGGCGGCCGTCGCCGCTGACGTGGCCGTGGACGTTGACGTCCCCGCCTGGTCTACCGAAACCGACCCCTTCCGCCGCTGCGCCCGCAAGGCCCTGGCCGGCGAGTACGGCGCCCTGAAGCCCTGGCAGCGCACCGCCTACGAGCGCGGCCTGCGCGCGGGCCTGACCGCCGCCCGTGGCGCCAAGCGCACGACGTACTGCCCGAGGTGCAGCGGCCGCACGTGCGCGGACGGCAGCCCGGTGCGCCGCGGCGTGGTCTCGGCCAGCCGCAACGTGCCGATGCACTCGCTCGTGTGGCTGGCGACCGATGGCCTGCTGCTGGTGACGGATCGCGGCGGCTGGGTGAAGGTCGGGGGCCGCTTCACGCGCGCGGGGGAGAGCGCGAACTTCGATGTCTGGAAGCCCCGGTGCGTGGGTGACTGCTGGCACGGGCCGGGCACGAAGCGCCGCGTCCCGTACGTGATCCTGCGCGCGGGCGCCCCGGGCGGTGAGAGTTGATGACCAATAACACCACCAGCTTCTGCCGCGTCTGTCTTGCGCCCACGAACGTCTCCCCGTGCGACGCCGCCCGGCCGTACATCTGTCCCGGCTGCCGGGCTCTCGAGGCCGCGATGCTGCCCGCCGACGTGGAGGCCATCAACTCAATGCACTATGAGGAGATGCTCCGGCTGCACCGCCACACGCCCGCGGCCGAGGGCTACTTTGCCCATCGCGAGACGGGGGAGTACTTCGCCAAGGTGATGAACCGCAAGCGCGCCGAGGCCGGCCACGCGGCCCACGTCGCCGCCAGCAAGGCCATCGGCTGGCAGGGTGGTGACCGCTGATGCCCGCCTGGACTGTCGTGACGCGCGACGGCACGGCCCGCCACGAGGTGCTCGCGCACGAGAGCGGCCTCTTCGGCCACGTGGATCTCAACAAGTCGGGGCTTTCGCCCTCCTGGTCCGTGGCCATCGCTGCCGATCACTACCAATGGGGTTCCCCGGAGACGCTGGCGACTGGCAGCGTCTGCCTGGGGCACACAGGGCTGACGCCCAAGCCGCACCGCGAGTACGCGGTGCTCGTCGCTCGGGCCCTGGCCGAGGGGGCCATCGAGTTTCTGCTGCGCTACACCCATCCGCGCCTGAGCCTCGAGCACGACGCCGGCATGGGTCATGTCCGCACTCCAGCCGCGGCCGTTGACGTTGACGTTCCCCTCCCCTGTGGGGAGGGGTGCCCGCCGCAGGCGGGCGGGGTAGGCGCCGTGGGCGGTGGGCCATAATGGACCCCCTCGACCGCGCGGCCGAGGCCGCCATGACCCTGCCGGACGCCGTCGCCGTCGCGCCGGTGGTGACGCGCGAGCTCGACCGGGCGGAGCTGCACTTGCTGGCCGAGCACCTGGTGGGCACGGACATGAGCATCCCGGACGCCTGCCGGGCCTTGCGGCTGGATGTCCGGATGTTGACACTGGACGATTTGGACCGGTTATCGGAGCGGATCGTCCACTGCCCGCGCTGCGGCGGTTGGGCGTACGGGGACGAGCTGGTGGACCGGATCTGCCCGGACTGCCGCAACCCGTTCACATAGCCGTCGCCGTTGACGTCCCCCTCCCCTGTGGGGAGGGGGTAGGGGGTGGGCAACGATAGGAGCCACCATGTCCGCGCAACAGTCTGGACACAAAGTGGGCGGGGGGGGGACAGCATGCCCTGCCCGCTGACCTTGCCGCCCAACCTGCGCCGCGCCGACGAGATCATCGTCGCCCAGGCCCAGGCGCTCAACCGCCGGCTGGCGGACATGGAGCGCGAGGCGGACGGGCATCGGGACGACGAGGCCTGGCAGGCGCGCTGGAAGTCGGGCGTGGCGTCGTTGGCGGCGCTGAACGACCTGCGCGAGCTCTTGGCGCAGCCGATTGTGCGCCTCATCGGCCACACGCAGCTGCGCCTCCGGGTCGAGCGCGAGAACGCCGCCCGCGCCGCCCTGAACTGATCCGTCGCCGTTGCCGTTCCCCCCTCCCCTGTGGGGAGGGGGTAGGGGGTGGGAGCCGTCATGACCTGTCCGCACCATGAAACCCGCGGTGACCCACGCGCCCCCTGGCACTATTGCCAGTTGCGCGCGAAACAGGTCACCCCGTTGGAGGACTGCACTTTTGCCCGTTGCCGCACCAGTGCCGCGATCGCGGCAAAACTCGCCCGAAAGGACCGTGAGACCATGGCCGCCGCCGAAAACATCCGCCCAGCCGCACCGCCGAAGAAGAGCCACACCCGATGGGATGCCCCTGCCAACGAGGCCAATCCCGACTGGCCGGACACGCGCACCGCCCGCGAGCACGCCCGCATCCTGGTCGAGGCCGGTCGCGCCCCGCAGGCCATCGCCGACGACCTGGGCATCAAGGTGACCGCCGTCTGGGCCGCCCTGAAGCCCCCGACCGCCACGAAGCAGAAGCCGGCCCGCCAGCCCCGACTCGCCACCGCAGATGTGACGGGGGGGGGAACAGGTGCCTCATCTTCGCCGTCCCCGGAGGGGACCCCGAGCGCAGTCGAGGGGCAGCCTGCCGCCGCGCCCTCGGCGGACTGGGTCGTCGCCCGCGAGCTCGTGGCCGCGGCCGACAAGGACGACCTGGCCGAGTTCTTCGCGGCCTACAACCTCACCGACAGGTTCGAGGCGTTCGCCTTGGGCCTGCGCCGCGGCCGCCGCACCGCCGCCTGAGCCTGCCGTCCCCGCAGGGGACCCTGAGCGCAGCCGAAGGGTTGCCGTTCACTAAAATCTGAGCTCTGAACTCTGATGCCCGGCCTAACACCAACCATCCAGCTCCTCCAGGCGCGCAGCTCGGCGTTGGCCTCGAGTCTCCGCGAGTTGCACCTATTCCCACGCCTGGAGGAGCTGCAGTCTGACCTGATCGCCGACAAGGAAGCCGCCCTGGCCTCCCACACCGAGGCCCTCATCATCTTACAGCAGCACCAGGCCGTTGCGCCGTCCGCGTCCCGGAGGGACGCTTTTCAGCAGGCGGGGGTTTCAACCCCCGACCAGGTCACCCATGCCCACGGTTGAGCAAACCCGCGACAGCGTCCTCGCCGGCATCACCGGCGCCTTCCCGGCCGCCTACTACCAGCTCGGCAAGGACGACGGCCTGGACCCGGTCGAGTACCCGCTCGCCCAGATCATCGAGCACCTGGATGGGAAGATCTGCCCCCTCTGCCGGTCGGTCCACGGAAAAATCGTCGCCAAGGGCACGCCGGAATGGGTCCGCTGGCGCCTGCCATCTCATATCAACTGCCGCCGCATCACGGTGGACATCCACAAGGATGAAGTGGACAATGAGGGCAATCCCACCCGTCCGGACTTCGTCGAGCCCGAGGCGGACCTGGTGAAGCGCCACGGACACTTCGTGAACGACCCGAAGAAGTATGAGGCCCTCCGCGTCCCGGCCCGCCCCACCGGCCGCGACTTCATCGTCCGCCGCCTGGCCGGCCAGTCCACCGAGCTGATCTTCGCCCGCGCCCTGCCTGAAGGTTTGCTCAAAGCCACCCTGCGCACGATCGGCAACGCCATCATCACTGAGACGATCAACAATGGCCCGGGACAGTACGCCGCCCAGCACGCCCGCATCCTGCAGCAATGTGCCCGCCAGGGCGCCAACCGGCAATACTGGGACCACTTGCCGCTTGATCTCGACCACCATGCCGACGACTGGGGGGTCGCCAACTACCTGAGCGAGCGCGAATATCGCTCTGTCCCCGGCGCCGTCCTGGATGGGGCCCACGACACGTCCATCCTCCTGGACCAGTCCACGGATTACGGGGAAATGCCGCTGGTCTGGTTCCGCGCCGACGGGGTGCGCGTCGGCCGCTTCGAGCTTGACGAGGTGGACGCGCTGTGGGATGTGGACCGTTCCGCCTTCTACCATGTCGGGCGCCTGCGCCGCGCGGATCTGGCCGGATCTGCTGAGTTCACGCCGTTGACGGGTGATTGGTGATGACCAGGGAGCTCGCGATCTCCTTCGACAGCTGGTGCCGGTACTCGCTGGACATCGTCCGGCTCGACGATTTGCATTTGCGCGAGGCCATGCACTATCGCAATGACCTCAAGCAGACGCTCGCGGACGGCACCGATCTGACGGAGGATGAGCAGGCCGCGGTGGCCGCGGCCGATGCGGCTTTCGCTAGGGAGGCCGCCTACGTCATGCCGCGCCTGACCCACGGCGGCTGGCTTGAGCGCCAGCCTGCCGACCACTACGCCCACGACTACGCCGCCCGCCATCCGGAGGCATGATCATGCCCTACTGCACCGCCGCGCAAGTCGAGGGCCTGATGAAGCCCGCCGCCCTGGGCGAGGGGCTGATGCCCACCCAGGCCGAGGTCGAGGATCTGATCGACCGCAAGGGCGAGCTCATTGACGGCTACTGCCGCGATCGCTACGACGTCCCCTTCACCTCGGTCCCCACGATCGTGGAGGACATCTGCCTGGCGCTTTGCGTCGCTGAGCTCGTGCCTATCGTCTTCCAAAAGAACGAGGGGCGGCTGCAGGCGGCCGCGGAGAAAGGCCGCTGGGCCCAGGCCCAGCTCGACCGCATCCAGCGCAACAGCCTCTCCTTGCAGGCCGACGACGAGGCCGACGCCGGCATGGGCGGCCAGGCCCTGGCCTCCGCGCCCGAGACTGACCCCAAATTCACGATTGACCAGGTGTGGTAGATGCCTGACACCTTTCAGTTGCGCTGGGAAATCGCCGGACAAGTCCAACTGTCCCGCACCTTCACGCGCCTGGCCGCCACGCTCACCGACTTCCGCAAGCCGCTGCGCCGCATGTATAAGGAAGTCATACTGCCCGAGATCAAAGAGCAGTTTGAGGCCGAGGGGGCCCCCGCCTGGCCCGAGCTGTCGCCGGCGTACGCCGCCCGCAAGGCGCGCCGGCACCCGGGCAAGCCCAAGCTCGTCGTCTCCGGGGCGCTGATGGGATCGCTGACGCAGAAGACCGCCCGCGGCGCCATCTTCAATCTGACCAAAGAGCAGCTCGAGGTCGGCACGGACCTCACGACCCCGGACGGCAAATGGAGCCTGGGCCGGATCCACCAGGAGGGCGCCCCGCGCGCCTCCGTGCCCGCCCGCCCCATGCTGCGCCTGCGCCCCGAGGCCCAGACGCGCGCCGTCGAGATCTTCGCCGCATGGTTCTACGAAGAAGGCCGCCGCCTCGGCGTCGGCCTGTAGGAGCAATTCATGCCCACCGCGATCGAGACCCGGATCAAAGATGCCGTCGTCGCCCTGTTGCAGGCCTCCCTGTCCGACCTGATTGTCGCCCAGGGCCAGGACCCGCTCCCGGATAGCGCCTTCTCGCCCGTGCTGGCCTCGGTCGGCATCGTCGGCGACACGATTGCCGTCGGCTACGCCGGCACGGCCCGCGGCACGCGCGGACGCCGCCCCGACGAGCGCGACGGCCTCATCCTCACCCAGCAAAACCGCGACAACCTGGTGGGGCTCATCGTCAACATCTTCACCTTTGCGCCCACCGACCAGGAAGCCGAGGCCCGCGCCCTCGCCTGCCAGATGGGCGCCATTGCCCTGCTGGACAATGAAGCGAACCACTACCTCGGCGGGCTACTGGACCAGCCGCTCGTCGTGGGCACCTCGGTGGCCGACGCCGGCGAAGACGAAGAGCGCGCGAGCATGTACTGGAACCTGAAAATCCCCCTGTCTTGCCGCGTCCGCACAGACCGACCGGAGCTGACACCATGAACATCACCGCCTCGCTCAAGCCCTTCCGGTTCGCCATCGAGGGTGGCACCCCGCAGCCGACCGTCGGCACCATGGGGTTCCAGACCATCGTGCAGTACGACACCTTGAGCCCGGGCGAGTACAACCCCGCCCTGCAGGGCGCCAAGGCCATCGGCATTTATGACCGCATGCGCCGGTCGGACGGCCAGGCCAATGCCGTCGAGCTCATTACGAGCCTGCCGGTGTGCGCCCTCGACTGGCGGGTCGACCCCGGCGGTAAGGGCAGCACCGACAAAGAAGCCGCCGAGCTCATCCAGACCAACCTACTCGAGGCGATGGCCGTCTCGTGGGCCGAACTCCTGCGCCAGATGCTGCTCTCGCTGATGTACGGTTTCTCGGTCCATGAAATCGTGTACGCGGTGGAGGGCAAGTACGTCCGCTGGGACGACTTCTTCCACATCCCCCATGCCAGCGTCGAAGAGTTCCAGTACGACCAGGGCCGCCTGTCCGCGATCCGCCAGGTCGGCTCGACCTACGACGGCTCCCAGGCCGACGTGACCATCCCGGCCGACAAGCTGCTCACCACGACCTACCGCATGGAGGGCGGCAATGTCGCCGGCTTCCCCCTCTTCCGCCCCATGTACAAGCACTGGTGGTGTAAGGACGTCGCCTACACGATCCTGGGCATGGCCATCGAGTGCCTCATCATGGGCGTCCCGTGGGCCAAAGTCCCCAAGGGTACCAACGACGAGCAGAAGCGCAACCTGCTCTCCATCCTGGAGAACATTCGCGCCCGCGACAAGCGCGGGGTCGTGCTGGACAGTGACATCGACCTCAATCTGCTCGAGAGCAAGCGCGACCTGAAGATCGTGCTCGACTACATCAGCCATCACGACATCATGATGGCCCGCACGGCCCTGGCGCAGTTTCTCAACCTGGGCGCCACCGAGGTCGGCGCTCGCGGCCTGTCGGAGGATCACAGTAAAATCTTCATGATCGCCGAGCAGGCCCTGGCTGACATGGTCGCCACGGTCATGAACCGCGGCCCAATCCCCCGCCTCTGCCAGTACAACTGGCCCGGCCTGCAGGTCTTCCCGAAGCTGACCCACAGCCACATCCGCACTGTGCTGCGCCTCGAGCCGGTCCTCGAGGCCCTCGCGCACCTGGTCGCCGGCTCCCTGGTCACGCCCGAGCTCGACCTCGAGAACCGCATTCGCCAGTTGCTCGATCTGCCGGAGCTCGCCGCGCCCGCCGCTCGGGCCGACAAATCGGCGGAGCCCGCTGGCGATGAGCCCCCTGATGAGGGCGGATCTGCGGACGCCGCCGACCAGTCTGAGCCGGATGACCAGCAGCGCGCGGCCACCGCGCCCGCAATCGCGCGCGCCCGGGCGCACGCAGCCTGCGAGCACCAGCCTTTGGCCTTTGCCGATCCACAGACCGCGGCCATCGGCGCGCTCTTCGAGCAGACCAACGACACCTTCCAGCGCACCGCCGGCAAGCTGCTCGATGACATGATCACTAAGCTCCACACAGCCGCCCGTACTGCGCTCGGCAAGGTCAGTCAGCCATTCTCGCGGGCGCGGCTCTACACGGCACTACAGGCGATCGAGCTGCCCGGCCAGGCGCGCTACGCCGCGGCGGTCCGTGACTACCTCACGACCCTCGCGGGCGCGGGCCGCCAGGCCGCGGCTGAGATCGCCGGCGCCGACGTGCCCGCCGCGTCCGCGGACGAGCGCAATCACATCAAGGCCCAGGCGGATCTCCTCGCGAAGCGGCACGTCGCCGAGCTCAAGGCGGTCTTCATCCAGCAGATACTCTCCGGCGCGCTCACCGATGTCCCGGTGGCCCAGGCTGTGGACGACGCCGCCCAGGCCGGCCGAGATCGCGTGAGCACGGAGTTCTCATCGTGGTTCCGTGAGGCGCTCGCGGCCTTCACCACCCAGCTGTCGCAGTCTATCTATCCGCAGGGGAGTGGATCATGAAGTAAGCAGGAAGGCGCCCGGCGCGCGCCGAACCGTCTGTCAGTCTGGGGTCGTCATCGGGGTGGTCTGGCCGTCGGTGAGGTGTTCTTTTTCGCAAATCGCGCGGCAAAGAAGCGTGTTGGTATTCGCAAAGTTCTCGGCAAATGGGCCCTCTCGCGGGGTCGCGCCTGACGGTCGTGCCTGCCGCAACCCCCATATTCGCAAGCCTCCCGGCAAATCCGACCTCCATATTCGCATCCCCAACGCACAATCACACCCGCGTATACAGCTCCCACCGTACCGTGTTGTCGCACGCCCCGGTCAGCGTCCCATCGTGGGCGATCACATCCGCCGCCGTCCGCTTCTGCCGGCAATACCGGCACGTCTTGCGGAACGCCCCGACCTCATCGAAGTAGATCGCCGCCTCATGATCGAACCGCGCGACCTCCTCGAGAAACTCCGCCCACGACCGCCCCGGCTCCACCTGCCACGCCGGCTCCTCCACCGTCCCCGTGGTCATGACGGTCCCGGTGTCCTCCAGATCCTGCTCGCTCTCGGGCACGCCGCACCGCCCGAGCACCCACCGGAACACGTCGCGCACCAGCCACCCGTCGAACACCGGCGTGCGCCCATCGGCCTTCTCATCCCGCAGCCGCACCATCGGGTCGAGCACACTGATGACGGCCTCGCTCATCCCGCCGCCCGCCATCCGCACCGGCGGCTCGACCAGGTGCCCGTCCACGATCTGCCCGAGCGCCTCGCTCCCGTCGCTCATCCGCCACCCCAGCGCCAGGCTCGTCCGCCGGTTCTCCTGCAAGCCCGCATGTTGCCCTCGCTGGTTATCCAGCGCCACGCGGTACTTTGCCGTCGGCTTATCCGCCGCGTGCTCGCCCTCGACTGCCAGCGCATCCGCCGACAGCTCCTGGTACGCCGGCTCGCCCACCGGCGTCAGCTCCGCCGCCTGCGCCACCTGCGCCGTCAGCCACTCCGGCGACACCCACGTCTCGAAGTCCACCTGCTCCCCCGTGTCCGGGTCAACCCCGACCTCCTCCTCGTGGTGCCGGTACGGGTTGATCTGCACCTGCCATGACCGCTCGGTCTCGCTCAGCCCTTCCCGCCCGGCCGTGTCGTCAATGATGACCGGCGTCGCCAGGACCGCGTGGTCATCATCCATGACCGGGATCATCCGCCCCTCGACCAGTACCGCGCCTCCTGATTCCTGCGTCAAAAACCCCGCCTCGATCGCCGGACTCTGCACCGTCGCCGGTACCATCTTCATCGGCAGGAACGACAGCGCCCACTGCCCGGCGTTGTGCCACGCCGTCACCTTCCCGCTCTTGACCTCCACGGGCCCGTGATCCTCATACACCCACACCGCCTGCGCGAACGCATCTGTGGACACCGCCAGCTTCCCGCGCAGCACCCCGACCCACATCAGCATCCGCTGCCCGCGCGCCACGCCCTCCAGCGACCCCAGCGATACCTGGTAGCCCTCTCCCGTCAGTGTCCGCCACTCGCTCCCCACCCGGTGCAGCGCCCGGATCGCCCCCGCGTACGGGATCAGCAGCACCCACTCCTCCTCCTCGCGGATGCCGAAGTGGATCTCGGTATACGGCGGCCGCGACCAGTCATGATCCGACGCCGGCTCGGCCCGGTACAGCGAGAACGCGAACAGGGGATTGTGGGGCAGCGTGAACCGGCTCTCCAGCCCGGTCGTGCGGTTGCTGGTCCCATCGGACTGATAGAGCTTGATCTCCTGGTTCAGCCCCAGGCCCCGCAGTGCGTGCCACGTCCCGCCCACCGTCGCAAAGTGCCCCAGCCCGATGCCCTGGGACGTATCCGCGAACGGCCGGCAGATCACGCTATTGATCTTCTTGTCCTGCACGTGCAGCGCGGTGGGGAAGGGCGCCGGGTAGCCTTGCACCCACAGTCCCAGCTCGCCCGCATCCACAACGCTGACCCGCGCCTGTTCATCCTGCATGACGTCGCCGGCGATGTCATACTGCCCGAAGCCGTCATAGCGTACCCGTGCTTCCGGCCCGGGCTCATACATGCGCACCCGCGCGATCGGATGTACTCGTGAACTCATCCTTGTCTCCTGCCGTTGCCGTTACCGGGACCGCGGGCGTCTCGCCCGCGCGCCGTTGCCGTCTGCCGTTACCGTTGTCGTTCCCCTCTCCGGACCCCGAGCGAAGTCGAGGGGGAGGGAGAGGGGTAGGGGTGAGGACGCCGTTCCGCGTGCGTCCCGGAGGGACGCTTCTCTGAGGCGAAGCGGTCGGCACGACCGCATTTCAACCCCCGACTGCGGCTCAGCCACTACAAACTCCCCTCGAACACCCACGTCTCCCCATCGTCCCCGCTCACATACACATCAATGTCGGGCGTCCGCGCCACAGCCACCACCAGCCGCCGCCCCTGGCTCTCGGTCTTGATCAGCCCCGCCCGCGCCTCATCTGCCGCCGCTGCCACGAGCCTCTCCTCACTGCCGTCCACAAACCTCAGCCAGGTCTGCCCCCCATCCGCCGTCCTCCGGATGTACACCGCCCCCTCCCGATATCCGGTCAGATACACGATGCCGTTATGCTCCACCATCGTCGGATATGTCAGCCCACCCACCGTCGCCATACCGCCTCCATGCCGTTGCCGTTGTCGTTCCCCTCTCCGGAGCGAAGCGAGGGAGAGGGGTAGGGGTGAGGACGCCGTTCGCCGTTCACTTGCCACTCAACCACTCAACCACTCCTCCCCATCATCCACCGACACCCACCCCACCGTATCCCCCTCGCGCTGCCAGAACAGCCTCAGCCGCCCCCCCTCATCCTTCTCCGCGCACGGCTCCGTGTTCTCACCCTCACTCGTGATCTGCCGGGCCTCCTGCCACGGGTTGGCCAGGCCTTCCCGCCGCTGCATCCAGATGTTCCCCTCGCGCGCGTAGAAGATGAACATTTGCTCGACCGCATCGTCCATCAGGTGCGGCCCGCTCGCTCCGCCGCTCCAGCCGAGCTGCAGCGCCGCCGGCGTCGCCCGCCGCTCCTCGACCGGCGTCCCCAGCGGGCTCGCCAACAGCCCCACATCGTTCACGACCGTGAACCGGCACGCCGCCCCTGCCGGCTCGACCACCCGCGCCCCCGTCACTGCCACATACAGTCCGCACCCGCGGTACGGACTCGCCTTCCGCTCCGCGGCCCACTTGCCGACCGCCTTCAGCGCCACCACATCACTCAGCGGCCTGTCCGCGTTTGGCCCCCGCGTTCCCGCCGGGATCACCACCCGCACGGTCTCCTGGCTGCCATTCTCCAGCCGGCAGTCCAGCTCGACGGTCACCTCCGCCGCCTGGCTGTACTCGGTCGGAAACACGAGCTTCATCTGCGTCACGCCCAGGTTCCGGTCCACCTCCGGCAGCGCCCCGAACCACGCCAGGTCATGCCCCGCCGTGAACGCTGGCGTGCCTTCACTATCGAACCGCCCGAACCCCAGCCCCTCCGCAACCTCGTCCACATGCTGTGCGAACCACCGCAACGCATTAGTCGCCTGCCCGGCCCCGCTCTGGGTCAGGTAGTTGTCATTCTCCTCATACAGATCCGGCCGCCAGTGGTACCGGATGTCATACCTCCGACTCCCCCCACCCCTCGGCACTACCACGGATTCCAACCGGTGACCGCTGCCTTGCCCCCCCTCCCCCGTGGGGAGGGGGCCGGGGGGTAGGGCGGGCGTCGTAAAATGTGTCCTCCCATCCATCGCGTTCCCCATCCCGAACGCCATCGCACACTGCCAGCAACACCCTCGCACAAACCCCGCCGCGCTCGGGTCCCGCCACAGCGGCCCGCCGCAGTACGGGCACACCAGGTCCGCGAAGCACGCCCTCCGCGCCGCGCCGCCGATCGCCGTCACCTGTGTGAACCACTCATGCGCCCCGAACTCCAGCCCGATCCGCGCCGCCTCCGGCAGCTCCAGCCCGATGGCCTCCCCGCACCCGGTCACGACCCCGCCGTGTACCTTGCCGCCGATCAGGAACTTCGCCTCCGGATAGAACCCCGCCGCCCGGTACTGTCCTGGCAGCGTCTCATACTCCTCGAACGACTGCGCCTCCAGACAGAACTCATTCAGCAGCACTTCCCTTGGCGTGCGCAGCCGGTAGTACCGCAGCTGCGGCCCGCCGACGATCAGCTCGTTGATGTCCTCGACATGTCGGTACTTCGGCAACGTCTCGACCGTCACCCAGCCCCCGTACGCCGCCTCCGTGGTCCCGAACTGCGCCTCCGTCTCGATGTCCTCGACGACGATCTCATCCTGCACGTACTGGAAGTTCGCGTGCCCCCGGTCGCCCTTGCGCCACGCCTCCGGCTTGTACATCTCGGCGAACCCCGCGTACGCCCGGGCCCCCAGCACCACATCCGAGTAGGGGAAACCCAGCACCGGCACCGACCCCCACTGCGGGTCATGTACCCACGGGTCGCCCCCGAACCCCTCCGCCGGAATCTCCGCCTCCCAGTATCCGCCGCCATCCGTCGTCGCGATCGCCTCGCCGACCACGCCGCTCTCATAGTCAATCGGCACGATGGCGATCCCCGCCGCCGGCACCCCCATCCGCTCATACACTCGCCCGGCGATCAGGTTGCCGCCCTGGTCGTAGAAGTCCATCACGCCCATGCCGACCGTGGCCGTGCCGCCTTCCTGCACCCCTACGATCTGCCGCGCACACCCCCACTCCGACTCCCATTCCCCCCACCCGTTCAGCTTGAACTGCACCACCCCATGCTCGCCCGTCGGCAACCCCTCGACCGTGACGCTCCCCTCCGCGCCGATCAAGTAGTTCCCGCCGCTCTCATCCAGCGTCCCGACCTTCACCCACGCCCCCGGTTCGCCGCTCACCACCAGCTTGCCGCTCAAGATGTCAATGACCGCCTCGGTCCCTTCGCTCAGTTCCGCCTTCCGCCCCAGGTACGCCATCGCTAGCCGCGTCAACTTCCGCGGCGGCGCCTGGCTCGCTGTCTCCTCACTGTCATCCCGCCGGTCCCCCTCGCGCTGGTAGATCGCGCCGTGCCCCTTCGGGCAGATGAACGCCCACCGCCCGTCCTCGCCGGTCATGATCGGCGCAGTCACCAGCGCCCCCTCGACCCACGTCTCCAGCGTGTCCGACCAGATCAGCTCGTTGTACTCGAGGCTGTCCCAGAATATCGCCGCCCCGCCCGGCCCCTCGACGACACCTTCCAGGCTGACATTCGCGCCCTCCTGCGGCACGCCGTCATGCAGCACCCGCCCCCGCACCCAATACCCCATGACACAGGTCTCACTCAGGGGTGCCGCCGCGTACCCCACCCCTTGTATCCTCCGCCCCCAGTACGGGTCATCCACCATCACCGCATACTGCGGCTCCAGCTCGAACTCGCCGCCCACGAACCCCAGCTGTCCGGTCGCGAGCTTCTGGATCAGGTACACCGCCACATTCGGCAGCATCACCTCCGGCGTCCGCGCCTTGTACACCATCACCTCGATGGTCCCGGCCGCCGTCGCGAAGCTCGCACTCCCGCCGCTGGTGTACTGCCGCTGCACGGTGACGCCGGCCTCGCCTCCCAGCCGGATGACCTCCGGCTCCCACCCGCCATCCTCCCCGGCCTGCAGCAGCCCCCACGCCTCCTCCAGCTCCCCGACCTCGCTCCACGTCCGCACCGGCGCCCCATGCAAGAGCCCCAACAGCTGGCCCAGCGCCACGACCGCCTGCCCCTTGTCCCGCTCCTCCCCTGCCGTCCGATCCTCCGCCTCCCAATCGAACGCATGGCTCCCATCATCCCGCCAGTTGAGTTCGATGAGCGCCAGGATGCAGTAGCTCAGCACGGCCTTCAGCGCGGCGGTATTGGCCGGATTGTCTTGGGCCTCTGCCTCTTTGGCCCGGATGTCATTGACGAGCCCTTCCAGCCTCTCACCCAGCCCGGGATTCACCTGCCCCATGCGATCCTGCCTCTCTGCCTCGTGTGTGTGTCGTGCCGCTATCGGGACCGCGAAGCGGACCGCAGGTCCGCAGGGCGTCTCGCCCGCGCGCCGTTGCCGTTCCCCTCTCCGGAGCGAAGCGAGGGAGAGGGGTAGGGGGGAGGACGCCGTTCAGCCTTTGCCTTCCGCCGTTGATGCGTCCCGGAGGGACGCTTGTCTCAGGCGGGGGTTTCAACCCCCGCCCGGCTACCGACTCAACTCCAGCCTCAGATCCTCTTCCTCATCAAACTCCGCTCGCCGTCGCCGTTCGCCGTTCCCCTCTCCGGAGCGCAGCGAGGGAGAGGGGTAGGGGTGAGGATGTCGTTCGTCGGGTCGTTGCTGTTCGCCGTCCCCCCCTCCCTGTTCAGGGAGGGGGGGCAGGGGGGGTAGGCGGTCGTTGCCGTCTGCCGTCCCCCTCCCCTGTGGGGAGGGGGTGCCCTGCGCAGCAGGGCGGGGGTAGGCGCCGTCGGAGGGGCCGGCTATTAGCCGGCCCGTCGTTCGGATCTCCTCCCCCCAACCCTCCTCCTCGACCGCCTCTGCCTTCCGCCTCTGCCTTCCCCCCTCGCGCTCCTCGACTCTTGCCTTCAGCCTCTCCCGCAACTCCCCCAGCCGCCTCGCCTCCCGCCGCCGCCGTTCGGGGTAGGGGATAGGGGACACGCCCTCTGCCTGCCGCCTCTCCTCAACTCTCAGCTCCCCGTCTCGCTCGCGTCTCGCCTCGGCCTCCCCGCCTCCGCCCCCAACCGTCGCCGCCTCGACTCCCTCCACCACCACCGCCTCAACCTCAACTGCCTCCGCCGCCTCCGCCTCCACCATCCCCACCACTGCCTTCGCCATCGCCAGCATCCTGGGCAGCACCGGCGCCGGCGCGCGCCGCACGATCTCATGGCTCGCCCTCATGCTTGCCGCGCCCCTTTGCCCTGCCAGAATGCCGCCCACAGCTCCACCTTCCACGCCGGCTGCCGCGCATACGCCTCACCCGTGGGCAACTCCCCGGTCGCCTCATGCAGCCGCAGCTCCCGCATCACCGCCAGCACGAGCACCGCCCACGCCGGCACGCGCACCGCCTCGGCCTCACTCCCCGCCAGCAGCGCCGCCGCCTCCCGCGCCTCCGTAAAGTCCACGCCCTCGCGCAGCCTCACCGCCGCCTCCGGCAGCTCCCCCGCGAGCAGCTCTGCCGGCCCCGCCATCAGGCCTTGCTCCTGCCGCCCGAGCTGCCTCAGCCTTTTTTTGCGGTCTCGATCACCGCCCGCTGCTCCGGCAGCCGCCGGTTCACGCGCTCGATCTCGCGGTGCAGCCACTCCGCCAGCGCCGGCTGCATCCGCCCCAGCACCTCCGCCGCCGCGCCGTTGCCGTTGTCGTTCCCCTCTCCGGAGGCCGAAGGCCGAGGGAGAGGGGTAGGGGTGAGGACGCCGTTGGTTTCCGCACCCCGCCCGATCCTCCGCTCCACAATCGTCCCATCACTTTGCACTTCCGGCACACACGCCTCCACCACACAGTGCTCATGGTCATACTCGGCCATGAGCCGCAGATCATACGTCCGCCGCACGCGCACCGCGGGCTCTTGCAGCCCGCCCGTGACCAGTTCATACTCCTCGGCCAGCCCCAGGCTTTCGCGTTCCAGGGCCTCAGCCTCAGTCAGCGCCCTCAGCCTCACCCACGGCCTGCATTCCCATCCAGGCACTTCCACCGGCGCCTCGATCACGATGCTCCTCTCGACGCCCGGCCCACACACCGCCCACTCCTC